GTGCTGGCGTTGCTTCCAGGCACTAATGGCGACCGGGTTTTACTGGCGTCTTATCATGAATTAACTGCTGCCGAGATGCCGATCGGCGGCGGTGAATTTTATTACGTCAGCTCACTGGCTGGTGTGAATAATGGTGTGACTATCTTTAACGGATGGTGCCGAAAAATAATAAATAAAACATTAACAACCTACGATGCGGGTTTAAAGCCTGGTGATGGCTCTAATGCCAGCGCTAGGCTGCAGGCGCTGGCTGACGTTCTGCGCGGTACGTCAGGGTTTACCCTGGTAGGGAGTGGAACTCATCAGGTTGACAGGCCCATTCGTTTTGAGGGTGCATCGTTCCTGAAAATAACCGGAGACTTCACCGTTTCAGCAGCTGAGCGGCGGGACAACTGGCAGCATCAGGGCTGGGATAATGACGAGTTGCCGGACGCCGTACTGTATTTTAAGAACTGCCCGTATCTGAGCATTCCGAGAACGGTTGAGGTTGTCGGCGCGAAAAGCTGGTACAGGGATTACAACCCGGCACAGACGTACGAAATGGGAGATTGCGGAATTCGCCTGTACCGGTGCCCTCACTCGTATATAGAGGCTACCGTCCATCATTGTTTCACCTGGGGCATTTATTCCGATTTGGGTGATTATGTGACGGTGAATCAGGCTCATGTCTACGACTGTATTCGACAGAGCGGAATTAATATCTGCTCCCGCAGCAGTTTCGTGTCTGTTCTGTACTGCCAGATTGAGGATATTGGTCTTTATGGCGTGGAGGCAGAGAATTTCCCGTCAATGGGTATCAACACCAAAATGGTGACCATTAAGGGGAATACCATCTTCCGCTGTAATCGCGGCGTTTCTATTGTGGGGAATATTGAACGGGCGGATGTTGACGGTAATACCTCTGTCAACTGCTGTAACGGGTATTTTGTCCGTACAGAGGGCTACAGCCTGGCCATCAATATCAGGAACACCTACTCACTGGACTGTCAGCGCGGGTTTGAGTTTGCCAGTTGCAGTAATGTTTACGCCTCATTCGGGAATATCATCACCCTGAAAACTATCCCGGATTACGTCATTACCAGCCAGTATGACGCGATTATGGAATGGGGGGCTGACCGTACACAGTATTACGTGCATGGATGGGCGCCGCTGCCGCAGGCGTTCCTGCAGGGGAATGTTACCTCCTTCCCGGTCTGGATTAACGGCGTGCAATACACCGTCACCGGCGTGACCCGGGATGATAACAAGAGCCTGGGTGTTAATGGTGGAATAGCCTATTCAGCACTGATTCAACTGGACAGGGCCGTACCTGCCGACGTCGAACTCTATACCCTCGTCAGGTATATTCTGACAACGAACGGCTTCTACAGCATCTCAAGAGGCGTTATCTGTCGTCAGTACAACTCGTCATTCCAGATGAATGAAAACGTTCTGATTGAAGGGTTCACTATCGATGGGGTAAACCTCGCAATGGTGACATCGGCACCGTACGCAGATAATTCCAGAATCCGCGAGCGCTATCTGAGAAACGCTATCACCAACTGCGGGAAGTGGATATCGGGCGGGGGTAACGGCATTTATATTGAAGGGAATACGCCCGCCAATGGCATTCCGGCTGATATCACCCAGGGTGCTCCGAATTTGATTTCAATGAGACGGCTGCCACCTGTCGAAGATTTTGAGAGGAAAAACACAACGGATGCAGCAAGAAACTGTTATTTCGCGACACTGAGGAATGAAGTCTGTGTAGGCTTTACTATCAAATTTAACACCCCGAGTAATGCGGGCCCGTCAGATATCATCATCAGGCTGAATGGTCAGCTGTGGTATACCGTTCCGGCGTCGCGGTGGCAGTCCACGGGTCTGGTTAACGTTTCGTTTGTTGCATCAATCAGTGCAGCTGACAACCAGTATTTCACCATTGATAACGCAGCCGGAAATCTGGGTTATTCATCGTATGTTATGACCATCCACGTATTGTGAGGACGATATGACAGTCTCTATAAATCAGATGCTGCCCCGTGAAATTGAATACCCGACACTGGGTGTTGCTATAGCTGACGGACAGGAAACAGTAGCGGTGAAATATACCGTCATGAACATCAGCAACTTTGACGGAGAGAACGTAACCGCACGGTTTCAGGTTGAAATAGGCGGTATTCAGGGCCGGTTTCCGCATGAGTTCACGTTTAAGTACAGTGGCAGTGGCAACCCCCTTGATGAGGCGGAATCTGCCCTGGCTGCATCTCTGGAATAAAACAACATCCCGCCAGTAATGGCGGGGTTATTAAAACAATACCTTTGCGGCGGTGGCTTTATCTATTGCCTCAGTCAATTTAGACGCATCATCAGTTAAACCACTGGCACTAAAATATCTGATGAGAAGCTGATAATTGAGAACGCTGTCGCCAATAAACTCCATTGCCTGCGCTGTCAGATTCGTATCCATCCCCAGTAAATTCATTAAGGACAATACAATCTGTTCTTTTTCTGTCAGTTGATTCATTTCTCCCGCCATAATTATTTTCCTGTTGTATTAGTTTGTTGATGAGTGGCCGCATAGTTTGGCATTTAGTCCTACATTACACTCGGACAAAGCCACGCCGCTGATGTTGATGATTCGAACGTACGCCTGCGTTTTCGCGCTGTTGATATAAACCTGAACAGCCACAACAGGCATTGACCCGGCGTATCCGACTGGCGTCACGTCCAGTGTGTAGTTCGTCCAGTCAGCAATAGAAATGCCAAACAGTGTCGTCACATCTTTTTCAGAATACCCGCCGGCACTTATTGGCCCCCACGCGACAGCTGAGGATGTGGTATGGAATTTCACACCACCGTCGAGGTTTACCCTGTTTTTTGCTTTTCCGTTGCCCGTACCCAAATACAGCCGCCGGGAATACGTATCGCCATAATCATCCACTCCCCAGGGTATAACTGATGCAGAAACCGAGTGGATAAACGACCATACACCAGATTGCGTATCGCGCCGCCGGGCAATAGGGGCGTTACCCGATGCGAATATTGAGTAGTTGCTTGCGTCATATATTCCCAGCCCGGTCACGGAATCAAAAATGCGCTGGCCGTACTGCCACTTGGCTACGCCATCTCGCAATCGCTGAACACGAACGCCGTCAGACCCAGACGACCCGGATAAATCACCAGCGCCCGCAATGTAAACCCCGCAATAGTTTCCGGCCCCATCCAGCACACCATCTACATTCGTGTCGACTTCAATTCCGTAAACCTCGTCCCCAGCCTTCAGATTGTGAGCATTTGTCAGGATATTCATGCCCCACAATTTCTGCCGTTCACAGTTAAACGATTCTATCGCAGCCATCAGAGCTACGAACGGCTCATAATTCGGCCCGCTGGACAGCGTGTCATGGACAGCCATTTCAACAGCCATAGTCTGGTGCTTTACCGACGTTCCATCGATATTCACAGCGCTATATTGTTTTGTTCTGAACGTAGTGCCTGATATTTTGTGGTTCGGGTGCGTTGTTAGTCTCGGCAGAAAATTGGTATTCGTGACAGTAATTCCCGGGGAAAAAATAACAGTGCACGACTCGGAGCGATCAAATTCTATCGCGCTGGTTAGAGTGACATTGGCATCAAAAGTGATGTTGCTGGATTCATCGAAAGCAGCCTGTACAGCATCCTGGTCGGACAGCCCCTGATTTTTGTAATAACTGATCGCGACAAGAGGTTTATTACCTAACTTTGCGACCAGTGAGGTCCCTTCGCCTGAACCCAGGTTTGAGCGAAGAGCTGCATCTCCAATATTCGACCATTTACCCGTCGGGTTTTCCGCCGACCACACCCCGCCATCGTTCTCCGGAGAATCCCCCGCGATGACATGCTCCAGATTCCCGAGATATTTATACCAGGAACCATTGTAGTAAACGATTTGCTGGCGATTATCGACTGTGAGGCCGGTTGCCCAGTTGCCCAGCTCCTGCCAGCCAATGGCCCCTACCGCCTGCTCGCCGCGACCAGTGATATACGTGATGAAGCGACTGAAGATCATCTCCATGCCGTACCAGGTTTTGCGGAGCACTCCTAACCGGTCATCGAGCTCTTCTTTTGTCCTGTCATTAACGAATTTATCCACGTTTTCGGCGTTATCGTACAGGTCCTTTACGGCAGCGGACCCTAAAGGATTTTTCGTTTTGTATGTGCTCATAGTCGCCCTATAACAAAAAACCCGCCGAAGCGGGTTGTTGAGAGTTATTTATGCTTTATGCAACGTCGCCGGGGTAGCTGGCGTTGTCGTAGTCGTAGAATGACGCGCGGTACTCTCTTGCGGTGACCTGGCACGTCCCGTCAGATTGCGGGGCAATTTCTGAAACAATCGCGTCATAGCCCGTACGCGATGAATCACAGAAAATCAGCCTCACTGGCTCAATGGACGGTGTGGTGAAATCAATGTCGTCAAACTCGCTGAGCCAGGGGACTGACAGCTGATAATCCCCGACCTTTGTTGCCACCATCAGCGCCGACGCCGACCCATCCTGATAACGGATCAGCGCACGGGGATTCGGATAGGTCCAGTCGAGCAGCTCAGTGACCGTCAGTGTCGAGATACCATCCACAGTCGACATAGATTCCACCAGGCAGCTGATTGTCGTCGCTGAATCCGGTATGTCGTCCGTCAGAACAATACGATCGCCGACGTTGTAACACAGCGCATCCAACTCCGTTGTGGTCTGGAACGTCAACCGCTGATGCAGATACTTCATCAGGCGTCTCATACCAATCTGCCAGGCGTGGTCCCGGTTCAGAACACCATCGAGTTTATAGTCCTCTATTTTGACCGGTGTCGGATTGTCAGTCGTGCGGCACTGGACTGTTTCCTCCGCCCAGGTAGTGCCGTTGATGTAGGTAACGTCAACACCATCATAATCGTCATCAGACGGCGCTGAGAACCCTGTTTGCAGCTCTTCCGTCATTTCATGCGGCGTGATAATGCCCGTCCAGGGCTTAACCCCTTCACGCCCGACCGTCGCCAGGCCATCACTGAGCAGGAAATAGGATTTCCCGGCATTCGCGATTTTCTGCAGCATCTCCAGGGCGGAGAGACTGTCGCCGGTAGCAAAATCGAAATACTCGTTGCCAGGCGTCCAGTACATCGACTCCAGCTCGCTGATGGTCTCTGTGTCCATCTGAAGACCAAGGGAATTGCCTACGTGCAGCAGCGCACCGGAAATCGTTCGCGGTGTACCTGAGTCATAAACGCGTGTGGCTACGACGTTCACCCGGCGATCGGACTGTGCCGCCAGCTTCCCGCCAGTCTCGACCGTTACGCCCAACAGAGTCACGCCAGCATAGGAGGCCGGACGCGTCAGAAGTCGCCCCCTGAGTGCCTGCCAGTACATGTTGTCTCGGGCGTTGTTACTGCCCTGCTCATTCTGCCTGCGGACGCGAACCTCAACCAGGCCAGGTGAAGGTAATGCAATCCGGTGAGTAAACCCCAGACCATTAACGTTTTTCTCAGCATAAGCAAACGAGACGTTTTGCCAGCTTCCGCCGCTCCCGTACACCCGGTATTGCACATCGATCCCGGTGTGACGAATACGCTTTTTGCCCTTGCTGTCAAAACCACAAAGTCCACTCGGGAAGGACATATTGATTTCGAAGGCATCAACGGTTTCGTTTTCAGGGCAGGCCAGAAACGGGCCCATCCAGGTGTCGCTGTCGTTCAGGCCGGTGGCTTCATAGTCGATCATCGTCCTGGGGGAGAATCCCGGCCAGGTATCGTCAACCACACCGCTCACCAGGCGGCTGACGGTCGCCGTGGTCCCGTCGGTGGCAACAATCTGATATTCATTCCCGCGATGTGCCAGGGACAATCGCTGCGTGCCTTCCGGCATACCTGAAAAGGCGGCCCCGGTGGCACTGTTATAGGCCAGGGTCACGTTTGCTGTTATGGCCGCACTGCCGCCTGTTGATGCCGTGCCGGTAGAGTAAGCCGGGGTATCGCCGAAAACAGACGACGGAAGCGAAGACGAGGTAATTGATCCACCGGCGAACGGGCTGGACTCCTCCGTGATCAGCACTGTACCGCCATTGTCCTGCGCGACCAGTCCCGAACCGGTCAGCCCCTCCGAGATCGCGGCCAGCAGGCCGGACATGTTCACATAATCTGCAACCAGCGAGACGGTATAGGTTGTTCCGTGCCAGGTGAACGTAAAGGTTGTACTGCCCAGAGAGAAATCGTAAGTCGTCGGCGCAGCGCTGGCCTGGATTTTAGCCGCGCTGCCACCCTCACCAGGCACGGCATCCTGCCCCGGCGTATATGCTGCAATGAAGAGATCATAATCAACACTGTTAAAACTCAGCGTCACCGGCATTCCAGCCGCCGGAGCGATTTCCGTCAGCAGCTTGCTGGCAAACACGCTGTAGCCTGACGAGGTGGAAATCAGGAAATTGGTAGGCGCTTTAATCTCCACAATAGTACCTTCGACCCAGCTGTCAGGCAGAGCGTTGTCGTCTTCATCTTCATCATCGTCGTCATCCGTATCAAGCCCGGTAAACGTTACGGTCGCGCCGGACACAGTCATGCTGTCCGCGATAATATCGTCTGAGTCCGGTGAGGTCTGCGCCATATCAAGGCCAGTACCTGAAGACGTTCCGCCCACCTCGGTGGAATTAAACCAGTTCTCGCTACGTTCATCGCCGGATACATCGGCGCCAGGTGGGTAATGGGTGTGGCTGAATCCATCAAGGGTCGATGCTGGCGTATCCCCCACGCGCAGATCACCATTAGAGAATGAGAAGTTACCCATTCCCAGACAAACCAGCATATGAACCCGCATGATCGTCGGATCGACAGGGTCAAACCGGGTAACCGGCTGGACCACATAATCCGGGTAAATACGGCGGCGGCCAAAAACTTCACGAATGGGGTCACCCAGTTTGGCTGTATTCGCTTTTGCCGGATTGAGATCAAGATTTCTGCCTGTCGATGAGGAATATCCCCCGGAGTCCAGGCCCGACATCATGAAAAGCGTGTAAGCCGCAGAGGCTACTGCGACGGCCACCGCTGCCCACGCGGCTATCTCTAGCCCCGTCCCGTAGGGTACGGGATAGATACGCACATCGCTTTCAGGCCTGATATAGCATAACGGCCATTGCTCGGGAGGAATGTTGACGCCACCCAGCTCAACCGACACAGGGTGTCTCTCACGCTCACTGTAGCTTTCAACATTTTCAACCATCCACGCATGCAGCGTCATTGCCCTGTGTTCATGCGTTTCAAGCGGCTCACCAGGTAGCCGGGAGGGGTAGATTCTAATCACCGCCAGAACTCCACTTTGACAAAGCGCCGCTTAAATCGCGGCAACGGCAGAAACGTGACATTCGTTCCCGGGTTGCATTCGGCTACATGTAACTGGCCGCCAATACTGACGACGATCCCCACATGCGTTACCGATGAGCCGGAGTAACAAGCCACACCAGCCCCCTCACAGGGCTCACAGCGTTGCAGGGAAAGCATCAGTTTTCTGGCCTCCCGATCGAGACCACCTCCGTCTTTGGTCACACCGGCAAAATCAGGCCATTCAGGCACCGCTAAATCGCGACGTATCTCGTTAACAATGCCAAAACAGTCGAGTTGCGGGTACACCCTGCCGCCCTTCAGCCAGGTGACTGAACGGTATTTTTCAGGATTGAAGGTCATAAATTTTCCTTAGTTGGCGTAGCGCAGGCCGGGGAAGTAATTCAGGGTGTAACGATTACGGGGCCACGCAGTATCCAGCACGTTCATGTAACCCGCAGTGATCTGCGCTTCTGTCGCAGTCCAGTAACCAGACTTAATCGCCAGGGTGTAAGGAACGGCGGCTGGCGCGGCTAAATCCGTGGAGATGAAACTACGATATGTCAGAGATGCCGAGTTAAGGTTGTTGATGGCGTTTCGAATGGCCGTTGAAACCTTGCCATCAACGTTGCAGAGCGCAAATTTTAAATCCTGAGTGCCATCATCATTACGGGCGGGTAATGCGACATCCATCGCGCAGGCTTTGAACTCAACGGTGTCTCCGTTCTCTGTTGTCGCGGTGATATCTTCGTACCCGTTGCACAAGTAATGGACCTCATCCCCGATGTTGATTTGCAGCGTTTCAATAATGACCTCGGGCCCGCTGCTGGCATAGAGGCGGTTGAGAATTGTCATGCTTCAGGCCACTCCCTGTTGACTGCCAAATCGAGAATGTCGCTGTTGATAATGAAATCAGGGAAATCGACCCATCCATCAGGCAGCACAGGTCGCTTCCATAGCTCGAGTGTCGCGGTGAATTTCCAGTAAACCGGCGCCACCAGTGTTGGACCCTCGTAGATATCAGTGAACCGGCATTTATAAAACTCCACACCTAGCGGGGTCTGTAGCTTCATATAAAACCAGTCAGCGCCATCCGTTATTTTTTCCCGATACCAGGCTTCGAACAACTGAGCCTGCCCGTCAGTCTCCATGAACCATGACACACTGGCCTGAGTCGGGGTTGATGTATACGCCCGGCGCTGCCGTGCACGCCCTGTGGTAAGTTGCGTTCGCTTTAACGGGCTCACGGGCTGAAAACCGTACCCATCCTGTAATGGCATAGGGAGGCTGTCATGTGGGTAGTAGATATCAGTCATACAGTCTCCCGGTAAAGTATCTTGAATAAAATTTCACCATTAGCCTCAGGAGGTTATTCATTTCAGAATAAAGCACGATGGAATCCAAGAACGCTCAGATTTTTGGTTCATATTAACGAAGATAAAAAACTTATTAAATCGACACAAACACACAAGGCGATATATTTATCAACTCATCTCAAGAGTTAAAAAAAATCAAAAATGCAGCATTATCAATCTATTGATGTCATTGTCTTTAATGTGAGCTAACATTGTTTCGGCACAGGACCACATCAAAATAAAAAAGGGCGATGTGCCGGCAGGAAATATACGTCAATGTGACTGTTTGTTTAAAAGCAACTCCTGAAGAAGAAGCACAATAGAAACAAAAATCAAAACCCCACAAAAAACAATTTTTGCAAAATCATAGTTAAACACGGTTGTAAGCGTATCATTATTATATAAGTGATTATGCCTATAGGAATAAGTCGTGTAGATGTCATCGCATATTTCAAGAATTCCACCGATTATCAAAACAAGCCAAAGAAATGAAAACTTCACCCGAACCTCCTTACGTTTACGTCTTCTATTGAAGATAAGTCCGCCAATAAAAAGAGGAATCATAAAAGCTATGAAGTCTTTAAATGTAAATGTTAACAACGCTTCCATTAATAAGATCCTTGTGTTTTCTTGCACCTACTCAGATTGTTAGACTTACCTACCTAATCAAGTCTCAGCTAATGCAGTTTAGCTTACCTAGGACCGTGTCGTGTATAGTTTCCTTTTAGAGCGTTGCCAAAAGCCCCTTGTGGCATGGTAACCTCCTTTGTGAGTTCACCTTTTAACTGCCTGGAAAGCTGTCGATTATTCTGATTGATTGTAGCGCTCAACTGCTCCGGAGTAACACCCTGCAAGTTAAACTCCTGGCTAATCGGTGCGTGAACAGTAGTTCGCCTGCTATTGTCGCTGTTGACGTTCTGTACTCCGGTACCATAACCAGAACGACCTAGCGTCGCATCCAGCGGCTGACCATTTCGCAACGCTTCAAGTTGAGTGACGCCGATCCTGTTCGTTGACGCCTGATCAAAGACATACTCGCCTTTGTGGACAATGCCGGCTGGCTGATACTTCCCGCCGGGACCGGTATAACCACCGGAAGCGAAGCCAACGCCTGCAGCACTGGTTATGCTGGAAGTTATTGTGGACATCAGGGCAATAACCTGTGCAACAGCTGCAAGGTTAGCCGGGAAAGGTAATCCGGCCAGCGCCTGCCCCATTGCCATAGGAAGTTGCAGGGCAGCTTGTGCGATCGCGAATGCTTTCTGCGTAACGAATGCAGCCTTATACATTGCTGATTGCTCACCAAACATTGTCCCCATCGAATCAGTGATGCTGGAGAAGGAATTTTGTGCGGATTGCATCTGCGCGACGTAGACTGCCGTGCTTAACGCCTCCTGGTTCTGCTGGCCCTGTTGCTGCAAGGCCAGTAACTGTTGCTGCTTCTGCTGTTCATTCAGGACGGTGCTCTGCGTTATCGCCTGCTGTTGCTGATTCAGCCAGGCTGCATAATCAATCTGGGCCTGTTTCAGCTTATCAATGACTTCGAGCTGCGGATCGATTTGCAGCCCTATCATATTCAAGCTCTGCCCTGACAGGTCGCTATTAGTCGCACCGGAAGTAAGTGTTCCACCAGCTTTGTTCACCCCAGAAATAACGGAATCAGGCAGTACAGATTTACCAATCAGATCGCTGGCCTGCTGCCCTGCGTCCTTTGGTGATAGCTTTTTGAGATCGACCATTTTTTGCAGAATTTCGAGGCGTTTTTGCAGCGTCTCATTTTGTCGCAGTTCCTTTGGCGCGATTTGCTCCTGCATCTTCCGATAGTCGTCCAGAGTCTTAACCGAGTTTTGTAACGCCTCCTGCTGCTTGTAGGCCTGCAGGATTTCGTCAGAACGGGAAAGAATAGACTTCTGGTCAGCTGTGAGCTGCGTTTTAGACTTGAGGTCAGCGATCTGCTGTTCGAACTTAACCCGCGCCTGTGTTGCGCTGTTCAGCTTGTCACTGGCATCCAGTTGGGACTGCATAGCGGCGGTTTGCTGGTTTATCTGGTCGAGCAGCCGGGTCGCCGCATCTTCAGTGTAAGCTTTTTGTTTTGGTGCTTTAGGGTCTTTATACATCTCGTTAATGCGCGAGACGTTTTTAGCGTATTGGTCCGCCGTGATTGCGCCAGCCTTCAGGAACTCACTCTGCTGCTTGATGGCTTGGTTGCGTTTATCTGCGTTGCTAAGATATTGCTGATTAACACGATCCGCCTCCTGCTGAGTTTTAATACGCTTCTGTTCTGCTTTGTCGTGGTCTGACAATATTCCATTTAGCGTAACTTCAGCTGTGATTTGCGACTGAATGGCGTCCCTTTGCTTGAGCATTTCAGGAAGGTTGCTAAATCGAGCATTCAATCCATTCCAGAATCCACCTTCTTTTTGCCCCTTCTGCGCTTCGGCAATACTTTCATTCAGAGTAGCTAATTTATCAGCAAGAGTTTGCTCGCGTCCGACATCAAACATCGCGTCCCAAGCTTTTTTTGCTGATCCCCAAACGCCATCCCAAGCCTTTTCCAACAGTCCTAGGTTTTCTTTAATGTCATTTGAGCGCTGAATGAGTGAAGAAGAATAGGACTCGCTAGCCACCCGTGCGGCCTCCTGCTGATTCCCTTCGTCCTGAAGGGCTTTAATCTGGCTGTATGTTGCCAGCGTCAGAAAGTGGTACTGGTCATTCAGCTTGGTAATAGCTGCAACCGGGTCGGCGGCGATATCGTTAAAATCACCAACCAGCTTATCGGTAGCAATGCCCGTCGCGTCGCTGGTCTTAACAATGGCAGCAGTCACGCGTTCGAGAGCATCACCAGCCACTTTTCCGGACGAAACAAGCTGGTTAAGCGTTGATGCGGCAGCGCCGGTAGTTGAATTGGCTGCCACCGATACGCGAGCCGCCATATCGGCCAGTTGACCGGATGTTTTACCCACCAGGTTGCCAGTCATGGTGAGTGATTTGTAAAACTCATCCTGTTCCTGGGAGCCTTTGTAATAAGCCAGACCAAGAACTCCGACCGCCGCGGCCGCCAGTGTGAAAGGATTAATCAGTCCAGAGACATATCCGCCGACGCCTTTAATCGCAGGTCCAATACCGCCAAACATATCTTTCAACTGCCCGCCCTGTTGCATGAGCACCATGAATGGGCTTTGACCTGTAGACAGGCCGACAACGATATCCGTCATCTGAGCAGGGATCATGCTCATAGCGTTTGCAGTTTGAGCTGCGGATTGTCCAGTTTTACCCAGTTGCGTTTGCGTTTTCTCCAATGCATCGCGGGACTCTGCAAGTTTGCTGTTCAGGCGATCGTACGCCAGCGGTGACAGCATCCCGGTCGCTTTGGCGCTATCCAACTGCCGCTGTTGTTCATTCAGGCGCCGAAAAGCTTCTCCTACGGGGTCAATCTGAGCCTCAAGCCGGCGCAGCGCAGCTACCTGCTCGTCGTGGGCCTTTGCTGCCTCACGCTCTGCCTGAGCAGTTCCAGTTACCTCTCGGCGTGTCTCCTGCAGTTTTTTGCTGTAGACATCATATTGCGAAGCGTTAATGTTCCCAGACTCAAAGGCTTTATTCAGTTCGCTTTGCTGCTGATCCAGATTGCGCAGCGCAGATGACAGTGGGTCAATTTTATCCAGCATCCTCTGAAATGCCTGCGCCTGCGCTTCCTGCTGCGCGGCTGCTAATTCACCTGCCTTTTTCGCTTCCCGTTGAGCCTGAGCGACACCGCTTAATTCCTCGGTAGTGTCGTTCAACATCTTAGACAGTGAGCGAAACTCATCCTCGTCAATCAGTCCATTATCAAAGTATTTTTTTAGTTCACTGAATCTACGACCAACAGTATTGATTGCCGCGCCGACAGGATCGATGGCAGATCGCAGTTTATTGAGTGCCTCTTTTTCTTCATCAGTAGCTTTAGTTACTTTGAAAATACTGGTTACAGCCTTATCACCAGACTGTGTCATTTTATCAAGAGCAACTGTTAGGCTATCGGCCTGCTTCTCTGCCCCGGAGCTGTCGAGAATAATCGCGAGACGGGATGTTTGTTCTGTCATTTACCATTCTCCGGGCAATAAAAAACCCCGCCGAAGCGAGGTGTAGTCAACAATTTTGAGAGTTCATTTATTGGGGGATCTGTTGTAAGAACCTTTGCATAGCATAATAGGCTTTGGTGTCGTTCTGCCCATCTTTAATAGTGCCCACAATAGCCCCATCCGAAAGGGTGGTAAGTCTAATCATTGACGTTTTTGCTGTCATAATTTGTTTTAAATCTGAAAGGGAAAGGGCAAACCCTCGCGTCGATGTGGGCATATTAACTGCGTTATCGCCAGGCAGCATTTGTTCAAACTTGGTTAATGTATCTACAGGCTGTAGTTTGATGATCTTATCATCAACACGCAATTCCGCCCCCTCAAGGTTCATATATTTAACGTACGTAGTTAAATTCAGAACTGCCATATCAGGGACTTTTTCTGTCCAGAACGCTCCGATTGACATGCAGCAATCTGCGCCATGTGGCTGGATGGTCACGGTTTTAACGCCGTCAAATTTACTGACGTTAGTCTCAGGATTTAAGCCAACATTATTGGCGCACCCAGAAATCAGGAAAGCACCAAGAGCTACGGCTAATAATTTTTTCACATCCCTATCCCCATCATTAACATTTGCACACAGGTTAGCATAGGAATAAATGGAAACAATGATATGACTACTTCACTTTTTCCTGTCTTTTCTGCTCTTCCGCCCACTCATTGCGCCAGGCATCGTCAAGAGCCAGTATCGCCGCGTCAAACTCGGTACGATCAATCAGGATGCAACGAGAAGCCAGATAGCCTTCGATATCACTCAGGGATAACGGGAGCGGCACACCAGCCATTCCCGCATACTGCCTTCCCCGCGATATCATGGCGTAAGCGTTGAGGATTTCCCCAGTGACCGCGTCTATTTCAGGCTCAGGGATTGGCGGGAGGTTTAGCTTCTCCCGTCGCCACTTTGCTTTTTCGCCCTGCTCGCCGCCGAACTCTTTCAGCCATTGCTGCGCTTCGAGGGCTTTTTTACGGTTTCCTGAGTCTGCAGCTCTTTACCCTGAGCAATATTTGCAGCCTCGGCCAGTATCCGCCAGTACAGTTCAGGGTGCTGCTTCAGCATGACAATACCAATTTCTGGTGTGTAGTCGATTGCGACTTCAGCGCCATCTACCAACTGGCCCACACCTTCCCAGTCTTTCAGCAGAAACCTGGCGACGTTATCGATCAGCAAGTCATCAACAGAGTCGATATCGCCCACGCTGGCGAGGTTAAAATCCGTTGTCCCTACCTGGTAACCTGCGTCCATCTTATCGATGTGGCGACGCACCAAAGCATTGCGAGAGCGATATTCTGGACTCTCACTGCTGGCCACCAGCAGGCGAAGTTTGAACAGCGATTCTTCTTCTGGGGTAAATTTCTTCTTGCTGCCTTCTGGCTTCTTGAAAGGGAAAAACCAGCGTTCGCCGCTCAGGTCAATTTGGGTGGAAATAATCAGCATAAAGGCTCCATAAAAAGCCCGAACCGCGATGTGCTGCGGGACGGGTCAGGGAAATTAAGGGGCAGTGACGGTAATTGCAGAGGTTGCGGTAAAGGTCCGAACTTTGCCGGTAATGGTCGCGGTACCAGCAGCATTGCGCGTGACCTGCGCCGTTTTCTGGCCGGTCGAAGCCACGGAGGCAATCGCCGGATCCGAAGACGTCCATTCAGCTGTGTCGCTGGAGTCCGCTGGGGTTAATGTGGCGGTCAGGTTAACAGTTGAGCCAATCGCACCAGATGATGTGAGTGGAGCTACGCTGATGGCCGTAGCGGCTACTTTCGGCGCTCGCGTAATCGTCGGCGGAGTATTGGCTGCCGTGATATCGAGTTGAACCTGGACAATGTCAGTGCTGCCGGCATCCGGCCAGTCGCCGGAAATCTGCACTTCCGGGAAGTCGAAGGTATAAACACCTTCAGCATTCTCCAGCGTGAAGCTAAACGGCACCGTTTCGCCGGTGAACGTTTTCTTATAAAGCTCCCACGCAGCTTTTGACCACGACAGAGTCACCTGGCCGGATGGTGTGAAGGTGGTAGGAATGTTTGCGCCGGCGAACGCAGAACCGGTACCGATACAACGCTGGGTCTGCATATTATTGTCAAACTGGATATTGAAGGTATCGACGCAGAACCCATTGCCACCCGCAACGCCATTCAGGCTAAGGGCGGTAACCTCCTTGAATGAATATCGGAGCGCGCCAGCATTATCAGTCGGGGCAGTGAAGAAGCTGGTATCGTCGCCTTTCGTTTCCCAGTCCAGACCAGCAAACGTGACCGTAGCCGTGATATCGCCATCATTCGGGATTTCGATCTGCAGGGTTGCGACCTGGCAGCCGCGGGCAATCTGCGCAATACCCACATCTTCAGCGTAGGACGCTACTGAGAACGTGATGCGACTGTTACCCATTGTGAGCACATTATTCAGCCATTCAGCACCAAAGCAGCTCGCCAGAAAAGCATCGTGCTGGTTCCAGCGGAATTTGGTGCCAACATCGCCGCCGACATCAATAGTTCCGCGTGACACGCCTTGCGCCATTCGGTCGCCGCCGATTTCGTCGTTGTCGTTGGTGTTCTGGGTTGGAGCAAGGCCGAATGAGGCACGCCGAAGCAGATCCCAAACGCCAACGGTAGGTGTAACACCCGGGGTGGTTTCGCGAATAAACGCAGTTACTACTTTTGCGCCTGAACTCACAGGAGCCTCCTGTTATTGTGCGCTACAGAGCGCGATAGGGAATTTGAAGATTTAGCTGGGACCAGCCGTCGGCCTCGCCCGCCGGGACCGCTGATACAGCGAAGTAACTCAGTCGTCCGTCGTCCTGAAACTCGAAAAGATCAGTTAATTTGTCCGCCGTCTGGGTGGTCAGAAGCGTTCCCGCCCCTACAGGAACGAACAGTTGGATAATGAGTACGCCAGTCCTTTGGACGACTGGCCCCGCCCCTATTTCGTTAGCACCTGCCTGCCCTGAGATGTTGGTAAACCGGGCCCAAATATTACGTCCGCTGGGATCGAATACCGGGCCGTTGGGGTAGTCCACCGCATCGGAGGCAATAGCTGTTTGCGCCGTCATTCGGGAAATGACAGCGTTTCTGATTTCTGTAAGGGTCATTTGTAGGCCTGAATCACACCATTAAACGAGACGGCATAGACGCCTGTCGGTGCCTGCGTTGAGTGACCATTCTCCAGCGACACGGAATATGGGAGGTTTGACTGGATATACAGCACCGAATAGGCCGGCGCCTGGTCAATGATGTTTTTGCCGTTAAGGAACGTCATCGTGCCCCGCGGATCCGGCTCAGTTGGCACTGAGTAATCCGGAGAACCAAGGCTGACGAAATGCGAAGCCCTGAACGTGCCTGCGCGGTATTCCGCCGGACGCCGGATATCCATGCTGTCGTTAACGCGGACTTTCTTCCTGAGCCGCCCGGTTTTCGTCAGGTTCGCAGGGTCGGCATAGAGAGACTCGTTCCACTCACCCACTGCTTTGTTGTACTGAACAGCGGTGGCATTGATAGCCCAAAGCTCAGGGTTACCGACGGGAGACCGTTGCACGATTTCGTTCAGCAACTGAATAGCGATCGTTCTCTGGCGAAGTTTGACATCTTCGGCCACCAGCCCCGCGAATGCTGCCGGGTCAATATTCCAGCCTTTAGCCATATCACGCCCTCCGCAGTTGAATGGAGTACGCAGCTCCGGCAGAATCTGCGGCAGCCGTTATAACCTCGTAGCGCTGGAGCGCCCCAGTAATCGGATCCGGCGCAGTGATAAAGTGCCCGACTGCTGGATTATCAGTCACCTCGTTAACCAGGGCGGTTAATTTCAGGTCACCATGCAGGATGTTAACGCCATCGATACGGCGGAGTTTGTACCGCGCCAGGACACCGCGCCCTGAATAGGTCACCACCGTCTCGCTGCCGGTTTCCGTTACCGGATCCCAGGCACTTCGAACGGTGTAACTGCCAGCGAAGTCTTTTACGGCATCCTGCAGGTCGGTATCGAACGCCGCGGCAACTTCGGTTTGCAACTCGTCACGAATACCCATTGTTTTCACCGCCGTCCTGACGAAAAGTAACGATCACAGTGCCGCGAAGGTTGCGGGTATAGATTTCACCATTTCGTTTAGCCCGGAGTGGATGAGGTGCAAACTCAACAACGCCCTTTGCCGGATTTGCGTAAACGACATGATTGATCGGGTTTCCATTCACAAACACATCGCGAGGGCCGAGCCCGTCACCGGCATAATGCACATCTGGATTTTGCATATCACCCCCTCACCAGGCGCACCTGAGACTGATTAACGCCATATGGTTTGAGCATGGCCAGTGCAAGTTGCAAGTCGGTATCAAGCAGCGCCGTACTGTTGGTGGATATCTCTGCGAACGTCTTCGAAACACTGACGTCATCGGCATCCACCGTCTTGCTAAGCAATACACCTGAATCGGTTTTCTGCTGATACAACCCGCCATTTGAGGCCGCTAACGCTGCATAGGCGCCAGCCTGCTTCACATCATCAGGAATGATGGTTTCGTGAGTTGCCTTATCGCGTGGCAGTTTCAGGTTGAGGCCATTCATCCAAGTGTTAGCCATCAGCACAGATTTGGCTTTTTTGCTTTCATCCGTCCAGGTCGAACCGAGAAGCGCATCGACATCCGCAACAGTGATGAACGTAATCATGCATCACTCCATTTCTTTCCAGCCGTGCGCCTTCCAGTTTTCAACTTCGTCAGGATGAACGTCGGCGGTGGTCGGCGCGCCGGGGAATGCCGGGAAATCGATCCCCATTGCCACCAGTTGCGGTGCCTGCGGTGCAGGAGTATTGGTATCACCCTGCTCGGCCGCAAGTTTCTCAGCAGCTCGTTGAGCTCTCTGTTCTTTGGTCAGTCCAGCCATAGCCCCTCCAAGTGATAAAGGGGCCGAAGCCCCTTATTGTTAGTTATCAGCCAGCAATGATGACGCTGTGACGCGGGACTGGGGCAGCAACACCCCACGCCAGACCAACTTCGTAGCGGATCTGACGGTACTGGCGGTACAGAGCCACCTGGAAGGTGATGCCCGATACAGGGTCGGTAACGTTCATCACATCATCCGCGGTATCACCACCCTGCGGCATTGCCGGTGTACGGGAAGCCAACAGCAGCGCATTACGGTCAAATGCCATATTCGCCACATACCCTGCACCGCGGGTAATAGCGGCATTATCCGCCAGCGCTTTGCGAAGTCCAGGCTGGGCCAGCGTGATAGTGCTGGCAGTTGCTGCGGCGACCACGTATTTATTGTCGTCGCCCGCGAAGCTCACTACGTCGCCCGCGACAAACGCTCCGGTGCCGGTATCAATGGCGATGATGCGATCACCTTCGACTTTAGCTCCATTGACCAGATAGTCAGCAGCAGCTGAGGCCGTGTGGGTTTTTACGCCGGCGGAGTTATGGATATTGAAGCCTTCCAGGCGACCCAATGTACCTTCACGCAGCAGTTGTTCCGTCCCGGCTTCGTTCACTTTGAACAGGACAGACTGTTTACCGCGGAGGTTTGCGATGGCAGCCGATCCGAGAACCATCTGGAGGTCGGTAGTCGGTGAGCCATTATCCTCCAGCACTTTACGCGCCAGAGCGGCATCGCTGAGGTCCTCCTTGATACCAAACGGCGTCGTTCCCGGCGTACCAACCTGGCGGGATGCGTTGAAGTACAACGCCCCCAGGTCCGCATCGACTTCGTTCGCCAGCGCGCGGAAAGCCTGTTTGAACTGATCGGCAAGGATGGTGTTGTAAGTCCCGGCCGGGCCGAGGGCCAGTTGCTCTTCACCATTCCATTTGACCGGAGCCATTTTTGATTTGGTGATTTTCACATCGACGGTACCGATGTTCTGATCGCCCGTGTTCGGAGCCGAAGGGCCCGGTACGATGTCTTCAGTAACCGCTACCGGAGCAACCGGCGCGGTTACCGTCTGGTCTTTTGCCGCGGCATCTGCTTTGGTGTTGCGGGCGACAGCGGGAATAAAGCCCACCTGCTCGCGGGAAACAACATCCAGAGCGGTATAGATAGTCGGGATCAACCCGGTCAAAGTGTTCGACATGGTTCATTTTTCCTTAGAGAGAGATTTGGGTTGGATGAGCTATCCAGCTCCGGCACCAGCCGCCATCCGGCGGCAGGCAAAAGAGGATTAATCGACGATGGTGATACCGTCTTTGAGTGCAGTTTGTTTGCCAGCCATATCCAGTGAATCGAAAGCGTCACGCTTCATGGTTTTCTGTCCAGCCTGATGCTGAGACTGCCGTGAACCGCCGCCCTGATTACCACTGGCTTTCAGGATGTGGTCTTTCTGCGGATACTGCTCCACCAGAAACTCAATAGCTTCGTCGAATGAAGCCAGTTCGCCAGGCTTAGCGCGGGAGTAAATCTTGTTGCCAGTTCCGTCATAGGCGACGACCTTTCCGTCCTCGACCTTGAAGGACTGACCGAAGCGCGCCTGAAGCATGTCAGAGGGAATGGCAATTTTATCGGTGATGAATTTCGAACCAGAGAAATTACCGCCGATCATGGATTCATAAAGCTGACCTTCCAGAGTGGTGGCGCGATTATTCGCTTCATCCAACTTGGTCTGGAATGATTTGGTAATATCAGCTCTGACCTGGTCTACAGCGCCAGCATCGATCAGTTTCTTCTGGTCGATTTTGGTCATCATTTCGAGAGCTTCGAGTGCTTTAGTTGGGTCAGTAATGCCGGAGAACTTAGCCAGGCTGACTTCAGCGGCTTCTTTGGCTTCACGATGAGATTTCGCCTCACCATTCAGCGAAGAGATTTTCCCTACGGCTTGCGCCGCGTCGAAGCCGATCTCTTTGCCGTCGTCATGGACATAAACAGGCAGTCCGTTCGCATCAACCTCTGCATAGCTCTTGCCGTTAACTTCAACTGTTTTCAGTTTCATGCTGTTACCTTTGAGTTGGTCATCCGACCGTTGCACCACTCACCATCCGGATTGTGGCAATAAAAAAGCCACCCTAAGGCAGCCTGTGAATGAATATTGATGATTAAATTCCGGCGTTCCTGAATGCCTGATCGTCACGTTCCCGTAATTGATCCAGCGTCAACCATTCGCCTTTGTCGTTGTAGAACTCATCAGGACTCATGCCGCCATCACGAATCAGTCGGGCGCGTGTTACGCCAACAATTTGAGACTGCCTGGTAAACGACTGCCGGGAGAACCAGCCCTGATAATCGGTATCCGCTGGCACCTGACCGTCCATGCTTGCGCGAGAGCTGTCCTTGATCTCGCCGACTTTGATACCCAATTCCTCGGACGATTTCAGAATGTAGGTTTCGACGCTGCGGCAGCAGAAGTGAATTTTCCCTGGGCCCTGCAGATATGGCACCTTGTGTCCGATCGGTTTGTTATCCAGTGTGTACTTGAGGCGGTCGCGGATCCGACAATCCTTTGATGTCCGGTTATCCAAAGTGGACAACCACTGTTTGCCCTTCAAAATGTCGTCGTTCGCATCCGCAAAGCTTTTCCGCGCCGTCGCCGCCAAATGCCCTGCCGCCGTTTTCGCGATACTGCCAGCATTGGTTCTACTCATCTGTAGCGCGCCGTCCTGATAGCCACGGTTAGCGTGACCGCGAACCTTGCGTGCTATCTGTTCCGTTGTATCGCCCAGTAGGAACCCCTGCCGCACGGTATTGGATATGCGCGCCATCCTGTCGGCTTCAAGGTTATCCGCCCACTCAGAAAGCAGACGCCCCTGAAACGGCTGTGCCATCGCTGCCGCATAAACGGCATCAGGGGAAATACCCACCAGCGGATGAAGCGCCAGCACGTCATCGGGGATCGCAAACTGGAACAGGCTTAACTGGAAACCAGCTTCATGCTGCGCAAGCTCCTGCAATTCAGCAGATAACCCGGCATACATCGCCTGTACAGCCTCATGATTCAACGCCCGGACACTGACAAGCAGCGATTCCAGGCGTGAAACAGTAAAACTATTTGCGTCGAGGGTATCCATGGCCACCAGCAGCCGGGCAGTTAACTCAGCGTCGCTGTCGTTCAGTAATTTCATCATACGGCTGGCAACGCCGGTGCTATACCGGCTTATCCAGATAGCATGCGCCAGTGATTCATCACTGAGCCGGTCATTAGCCGTTACCATTTCCACCGCCTGCATTATTCAGGCCGCTCGCCAGCGTGACCTGCTGATTCCTCAGTTCGTCGATCACCTCTTCGGGGTTCGCGTCAGGGTCGATAAATTTCAGCGCCTGAAGAACACGAACGGCATCAACCTGGCGGATGTCGCCCCCCTGGCGTAAGGATTGAACAGCTGTTGCCGCGGTTGCGTCAAAGGTTTGCGCCGAAACATCCAGTTCAGTGCGCACATCAACATTGCCTCCCTCTTTTTCATCCAGCCATTCAGCCATGATTTGCAGGATGTTATCGAGCGCATCTTCCAGTGAACTTGCCATCGTATACAGCGGCGAATTCTCCTGCATGCGCTCTTCGTTGGTCTGGTCAACGGATTTGGTTGAGGTGTTTTCAGCGCGTAACAGTTTTGCGCCGGCCTGACGCATCTGGTTTTCCAGGTCTTCCAGCGATATTTTCCCAGAGTTGATAGCGGTCCCTGTATGTTCGGTATATTCCATTCCTTGTTTTGAGCGATCAGTAAACTTCGTTGCTACAGATGAACCGATGGTGAGCTCCTGCCCATCCTCCAGCCCAAACACCGACAGAAGCGGTACACGCGCGACATGCAGTATGTTGTCCTGCTCACTCTGACTCTGCCAGTGCTTGATATTCAGCAATGCCAGGTTCAGCAGCGGCGGAGATCCGCGCATAAATCCTGTGCGTTTCGTGTAAAGCGTTACCAGTGGAATATCATCACGGCTGGTTTTCCACTCTTCATGAATCGTCCATTGAGTCTCGCTATTGTCTCCCTTGTTGCGACGGTATATTTCAACCTTGCCCGGCATGATATGGCGAATTTGCTCTACCTTCGTCTGTCCGTAATCATCGCCATCAACAATGATGACTTCTTTGATGCGAAGGTCAGTCAGTACCACTTTCCCTTTGACCACCTCCGACTTCCAGCCGATAACCTGCCGGGGATTTAGCATCGTGGCGTACGGGCGAGAACCCGCAGCTATTTCGTCAGCTCTGGTTTTTACCGACTCTGGGTCAACTTTCGGGAAGTCCACCAGCGCATGAACCAGTCCATACTGGAATCCGATACTGAAAAATTGCTGCGCCCACACATCGAGCCGGTTTCCTTCCATATCGATATCAGGGGCAAGCTCCTTAATTTTTTCAGGGGAGTCCTCGCTAAGAACCGTCGGCTCGGCAAATACGCGTCCGATGTTCTGTTTAATCGCTTCCTCATAGGCAGGAAGGAGCGTTGCCGTCGCCAGGCGATCTTTATAGCTTTCAGAGTATTCATTCGGCCATTTCGGGAGATATAACTTCCCCTGCCGACGCATTTCCAGCGTTCCGCCCATCAGCGCATCGTTAATATCCCACGCCTCAACCATGTCGTTATAGTCGAGGTTGGGTGTTGAAATATCAGGCATGGTTTTACATCCGCAGTTGGGTGACTTTGCCGACTTTTTTCGGCGGTGAATGCAACACGGCGTAACGCGTGGCGTCCCAGTCGTGATCTTCCTGCTGCGTGTCCACGTCATCAGGATTTTTGCTGTCTCTGACAAGTACCGGGATGCGGCTTATCCAGCCACGGCAGTAATCAAACACATAAAACGCAGGTTTTTCTGGTGTCCCTGATTCCAGTTTTTTGCCTTCGATAACCGCCTCAAGCATGTCGGCGAACAATGCGGCGCCATTCACGCGAGAGCCGGGCTTTTTGTTAGCCTCAACCCATTTAACTCCCTGCACTTCCATTTTCTGAGCGATTGAAAGTTCATCGTCACCAGTGTTGTAAATCGCGCTATCAGCCGGGCCGGAAATAACCTTTTTGCAGATGCCAGGCATAATGTTGAGTTGCCCCTGAGTGACGCCATCGAGTTTTATCTCATCCGGTTCGTCAACCTCCTGGCCCGTTAGTCGCTTATCAATCCACGCAACACCTTTAGCGACGTTGGTAGATGACATATTCAGACCTTTATTCAGCTCATCAGGCGGACAGCCATACCACTCGCCAATCAGAATCAGCGAGCCAGCGGGCGGGCAAAACTGGCGCCCATCCGGTAACGTCGCGACAGTGCCATCCGTGCGTGCCCACCAGAGATTAGAGAATGGCTTCGACTCGCCCCAGTCATGGGAGCGGTCAACAGTCCAGCTATCAGGTATGCGGAACGGCTTAATGACGTGCAGCGATTCATTCCATAGATGGTCGAAACGGCCGCCGCTGGTGACGTCCCATGAACCTTCTACCCACGCTTTGCGACGGTTCGGGTCTTTGATAGCCATCAGAGTCGCGATGTACTGCGGATCAAGATACGGGTTCTCTTTGAACGAGCCGTGGATTGCAACGCGGGTAAGCGTCACATCCTCTTCTTTCTCCGTCTGCGGGTTAAAGACCCTCTGAGTTTCGCGAATGATAGTGCCGCGAGGAGCTGGCTCTATAAAACGCTTCTTCACCCAGGTATGGCCGATGCCAAATGGGTTAGTCGTGCTGAATGTTTCAAGCGGGATCGGCCTAAGCAGAGAGCCGTTAGCAAGCGGGTAGTTCTCAGGCCGGAACGATGAACGCCGGCAAGAGAACATCATTTCGTAGAACTCGGCCGATTGCTGCTTTGTTAGTTCGTTGAAGCCAATGAACGGGAATTCCTGCCCGTGATAGTCCCAGTAGTCGCTCTCTTCTTTCCCGAACCGGAAGAGAAGTTCTTCACCAGTCGGCCACACCCAGCGCAATTCAGAGGCTGAAGCGAGATACCGTGCGCCGTCATTGAACAGTCGATACATACGCTTCGACTGCGTGATAATGTCGGTGAGGTTTTTATACTCGGTATCGAAAATCACCCCCCTCCAGAACGAGCCATAGCCCAGACCGACGAGGCGACGGAAACGCGCCAGCTGCGCGGCAGTTTTACCCGGTCCACGTGTTCCCTCGTAGAGGATTTCGTTACACGGGCAACTCAGGGAGAGCGATTGCGATCCCGGCAAAGGTTTCCAGACGGCTTTGTAATTCATCCACCCAATACCTCTCCCTGTTGTTTTTGTGCCGCCTTTTCCCAGTCCTCAACGTTATCGCAGGACGGGACCGGCATAATGCTGTGGGTAGCCACAACTTTCTGTTCGACTTGCTCTTTGAATGCTTGCACGCGCACATGCTTACCGAGCAACTCAAGGTTCTTCACCTTGTCAGGCCACTTAATCTTTTTGAGGATGGTCTCGGCTGTCTCTTCGTCGAAGTTCTGAATGGTTGTGCTGATATCCAGTCCAGTGAGCGTCGTTCTCCACGACTTTGGCCACAGGCTGATTGCTTTTAGGCTGCCGTCGTCGTTAAGAATATCGAGAACGTCCATCTGGTCGATTTCAACCAAGCGCCGGAGTACATAATCAGCATCAATGCCCACATCTTCGTTGCGCTTAGTTTTGAGTTCGGCGATTCTGTTTTGGATGACAGCTTTTGACAGCAACTTTGTAGCGGTACGATTAGCAGTTTTAGCGCTGTACCCCACACGAATTGCTGCCTGGGTGGCGTTTAAATCGATGAGGTACTCGCGACAGAACATTTCTTGCTTGTCGGTGAGTGCCATAACTTTCTCTTAAGGGATGAATTGTGCCTAATTACTATCACTTCCACGCAATACCTTTGGGACAAGGAAGCATTATTCTTCCAGGCAACTGGGGAAGAATGCTAGAAACGTATACAACTGCAGACATCAATTATGTTCTTGCCCGCGAGCAGACCTATGAAATGACAAGAATTAAATCATTTCCTACTCTGCCAAGTCGGTTGCAATGCGTTTTTCTATTTGATGATTTGAATAGCGCGGTTAATTCTTACAGCCATTTCGCTAGATGTTTACTATCCGAGGTCGAAATTGTTGACCCATCGCTTCCTATCCATAAAGGCGACATGGGATTAGCAGATTCACCCAACCCTCCAGGACCATATAAGAAGCTAATAGAAGATCGTGCAACGAATTTTTGGTCCGGGAATAGTGTTACTGGCGCTCCAATGGAGGTAATCACTGCCTCACCAGTCAGAATTATTAGAACATTGCATCTTTCTCATTTTCATATGCTTGGCCTTGCATGAACATCATCGGGCACATTTTCGAGTGTGCCCTTGATGCTCGCTCAGCAATCAGAGTCAGGCCGTGCCACTGCCCGGCACGCTGCCATGCATGCCGTCTGCATATCAGTGCGTGCGATGGCCAGCCAGCGAAACACTTCGTGAGCTTCAACTGAGTGATTCCCGATAGACGATAGTTCATCTGCGGCACCCTGCTTGAGCTCGTTCAATTTCTCAATAAACTGTCGGCTCAGTAATTTCAGTTCATTCATGGCAGCAATATCTTTCTCGGTCAGGGTTCGATACCCCTTCACTGTGCTGCCGTCCTGCGGTTTAGCGTCACTCATTTCATGGCCTTTTCGGTTGATTGCGGGCAGTTCGCCAGCACTGATATGTTGTGTGCCAGAATGTCGCGCTTTGTCTGGCGATCGAGAACATCAATATCGTGGTCGGTCAGGTAGATGATCCGCACCCAATTGCAGGCGGTGTCGATGACTTCAGGTTTTGCGGGTAAAGCTTTCGCGCAGCTCCCGATCAACATCGTCATCAGGCATATGGCTAACAGTCTGCTGTACATCGCTGGCCCCTTTCGTTACCTCTGCTTTGCGCTCTGCCGCAGCGACAGTAGCGACGGCGTTCTCTTCGGTTCGCTGCTGTTCTGCTTTGGCTTCGGCCTTGCTATTTCCGCGGGCGTGACCAATACCGAACGCACCGGCAATAGCCCCCAGAATGAGAACTGCCAACCCGGCGATTATTTCAAAGCTCATTGCTGCGGCCCCTTCAGTTCGTCGGCCTTATCTTTCAGTGCCGGTTGCCTTACGTATTGCGAGAGCACCGCCAGCACCACCAGCGCGGGGCTAATCATCGCCACGATATTGGGCGGGAGGATGTTTTTAATGTCCGGCGGCAACATCGCCCAGGCATGTAGGGCTGCATCCGGGAAAGACTGCGCCCAAACGCCAATCAGCGCGCCGATGGTACCCAGCCTCACAGACCACGTTTTCAACAACAGGCGGGCATGGTCAACGAACTCCAGGCGACTGTATTTGTGCAGCAATAAAAGGACCAACACAGCCACCAGCGCCAGCAGGATGAAAATAATCATCTTCATAGGCTCACCCGCTCTTTAACCCAGCCATAAAGGAAGTCCTCATTAGCAGCCCGGCCTTCGGAAAGTTCAAGATATCGGGCGCCCTGGCTGCAATTCAGCCCTTTCAGCAGCGTGGTTTCACCATCTTTGCCGCGAACGGCCAGATAGCTTTTCAGCGCTGCAATAGTGATGTTGCCAATCGCGCCGTCCGGCTTCAGGTCTGGATATAGCTTGCCCTGCATGTTCAGCGCCGTTAACCAGCGCTGCAGGAATGTACTGACGACGCGAGGCCCCATGTTTACGCCGGTATCACACAATTCCTGTGCGATGGCTGGCGACAGTTCGGCTATGCGGTGGAAATTCGGTTCCGTCCAGTATTGCGACAGGTAAATGGCTTTGGCCGTTTCACGTGGCAATAACTTCATATCCCCGGTATATTCGTAAGCGCGTGCAGTATTCTGCGTGATGCCCCAGCGGGTCGGCCCGCCTTTATCCGACGGATGATCGACATAACCACCCTCCTTGCCCAGGATCCCCTCGATAATCTGATCTGCTGTCATGGCGCCTTAACTCCGGTAATGCGTTCCCAGAAATAGGTCAAAGCAACAGAACCCATTGCCCCGCTAATTCCGGAAGTGGCCAGTATCATGTAAATGCTCAGTCCGCTTTCAATGCTCACCAGGCCAGCAATAACGCCGGTAAACCCTGAAACCACCATTTGGGCAAGAGCATTGATCAAGCTCCATGTTGCCTTGCTCTGCTTCACATCTATCAGGTAGCGGACAAGTCCACCCCAGCAAGCAATGATCAGCAGAACCAGCCAGGACATCCCGGCAATGCTCTCTTTGTCTTGCATACGTTTAGCCATAGTTACCGCCTCCGATGGAAGATCGGGAAGCTGTGTGTTTGAAAAGGGTCAGGCCCGTCAGGCTGGATTTAACAACGAAGCGTGTCGATGATGATTCCTGCGGGACCTGATAATAAAAAAGCCATGCAAATGCATGGCCTTGTGATTTGAATCCGTTATTTACAAAATGTATTCGAGACAGTATCTTTCGACTTCCGGACAAAAAAACATATACCGGGACAAAATCTAAATGTAACTGCCTTGCCTGCATGAAACCATGCGGGCTTTTTTTTTGCCCAAAGAAAAAGCCCACCGAAGTGGGCCTTACAGCTATCATCATTTTTTATTAGGTGTGGTGCCGGGTGCCTCCCGGTAAGTCGCTGCCAGTCCACAGACGACTCGCAATGCGCAAAAAAACATATCAGACTGGCAATGCCCCTCCGCATAGGGGGATTCACCACACCAGAAATTTAACATCTGGCAATTCTAGATTCAATACAATACGGCGATGTGACAGGGGTACTGATGCAATGCATCTCGCGAATCCCCTGTCGTATCGCCGGAAAACAAAAAGCCCCGGCGTTTGCCGAGGCTCTTAAATTTCGTCTTCAACGGTGAACATACAATGCCCATCGTTAGAACAAATTAACACGGATTCGGGAAAAGTAAATATCTCAGCGCGTTATTTGTTTGAGTTGTGCCTCTGCCCAGGCCTCCTCTATATCGAATTTAGTGATCAGCACGTCGAAGAACGGCTTAACCGACTTCTTCCAGGTATCCATGGTGATGGTATCCGTTATCTGGCAAATGGCACTGTGCACAGCAGTGGAGAGGATTCGCTCATACCCTCGACCGCCGCAGCGTTTGCAGTTACCCATGACAGGTACGCCCTGCCCTTCCGTTTCGACCTGGTTCACCACCCGGCCCCGGCCGTGGCAGTCATTACAGGCGGCACTGACGGTCCCTTTTCCATGGCACTTTTGGCAGAGCACCCGAACCTGCTCCCGGACCGACTTCACCTCCTCCCAGTATGATGGGTAGATCCCCTTCGTAACTTTAACCCACTTCGGCGGTTTACCGTCCGGATACGTTACTTTGTTGGTGAACACCTCTGCATCGATGAATCCAGACCCGTAGCAGCCGTCACATGTTTTTTTGCTGGAAGCGCTGCGAGAGTAATCCTCAAAGGCGTACTCTGCGAGGATCCGGATAACCTGGGGTTTTAAGGTTGGCGAGAGCTTTCGCAACGCGGCTACTTTATCGCATTTTGTGAGCGCGTATTCAGCCAGTAGTCCTATAGCCCGCTCCCGGTCATTATTGCTTATGCCCATCTTTCCGAGGAAAGCGCTATACCCCATCGCAGCACGTTCTTGCGTCATCCCCATTGCCGCCATGATGTCAGTGCCGGTCAATGAATCAGAGCCGGTAGCACGCGGAGAATCGCTAATCAGCGTGGATTTGGCGAAGTGGTATTTCACTGTGTTTTCAAGATTCACGCTGCGGCCCTCTTTGGCTGTTTGGTTTTGGTCTGGTTCTGGTTTTGCTTTGCTACTGGCGTCATGCTGGCGCGCTTAACGCTTTCTTCCTGGTATCTGACAATCTCTTCTCTGGTCATCCCGCGCACTCCTCAATGATGATTTGCCCCTTCTCTCCCCATATTTTGGTGATACGGCAATCCCAGATGTGCGAATCATCATCATAGAGAGCATCCATCAGGGCTTTCAGCATGTTGTCGCAGTCAGGCTTTGACTGATGTGGTTGACCGGCGTGCTGGTCTTTCTTTTTCTGGCTCCAGCTTTGCGGCATGGGCAAAACGAACGTAACGTGGGCACCGGAAACCGGTAGCTGAATTTTTCGCAGACGGGCTTCATCGCAAAACGCCCGGTAACGCATAACTGCCGGGCGCTGTTTCCACTTATCTGCTCGTGTCATTCGGGGCTTGCCCATGGGGGTGATATCGTAGATTTTCATGATTTGACTAGCCCCTCTTTCCGCCAGATTTCCAGAGTGCGCATTACTCCCTCCGCGTGCATCAAGCGCAATTCATCATGGGTGTAATCGGTGGTTTTCTTTCTACCGTCTATCAAGTCGTGGCAGTTACTGCAGGCGATCGCCGCCTGGGTATCATCGGGTTTGCAGCCGGTGCCGCAGGTGCCAGCCAGCCGGTAATGTGCCAGCACGCTGGTTTCCGGGTTGCCGTTGCAGTAACCGGGGATTCGGACGGTGCATTTGCGTCCACGCGCCGCTTTGCGCAGATTAGCCATCATCACCCCCACATCCGGTTGCGCCAGCGGGAATCCGGGCGAGGTGGTTTATTGTCCTCCACCAGCTGCGCGCTGACGGTCCAGGTGAGGAAGTCTTGATTGAGGCTGCGTTCAACACTGATACCACGTTGACGATATTTCGCCATCAGCTCATCGGCCTGCTGCGTTGTGCAGTCGCTATGGTGAAACCACGAATATTTCATCGGCATCACCCCGCGAAGCTCAGAAGCTGGTTTGCGGCGTTTTCGACTTCCATCTGGTTGCCAAAAGAACGGGATAGGATCCAGCGCCAGAGAACATCGAGCGATGCTTTGTATAATTCCTGGAACTCGCATTCATCCATGCTGGAGAAAGAAATGCTGCGGGGATGTTTTTTTAGCGTGCCGTCCGGCAACTGGATGGCGTCATAGTGGCCAGCTTCAACAATGACCCACGCCCGATAGGCGTCGAAGGATTTACAGATGCTGATGCTCCCGGCCCGTTTCTCGGCTATCCGGTCGAGGTATTGCTCCGCGGCATCGAGTAACGCTGATTCATTGCCACCATACGCTGCCAGGTATTTTGCATACCCGGTCACCAGTCGGCGTTCATTGGATGAGATCGCCCCGCCGGTAGGCTCCCAGTATTCAAATCCGAGGTTGAGTAAAGCGAAGAAGCGGCGGTGAAACGCTGGATTTCGGACCAGTCTATACTCGGCTTCCAGGACGGCACCGAGCTTGCATTTTGATTGCAGGAAATCGCTGGTCTCCTGCGTGGCAGGGATCAGTATGCCTTGAGACTGCTTTATCAGGTGTAATTGCTGCGCCATCGTTTTCTCCGGTGGCGCAGTAGGTTAACGGTTGTTCAGGCCGTTGATTACATATTATCAGAAGGTGGCAAAACTCGGTAGCCAAGTCGCTCTGCAAACTTCATAAATCCATTCAGCGTAAAAATCTCTTCATCTGGTAATAATGGGCGCATCGAGATTATGCCATTACCTCTGTAAATCAGATGCCTTCCTTCGGCCGGGAAGCTGCATATAATGGCACCGTCTGATCTCCTAACAACATCGTACCAGGAATGATCAGCAGGAACCTCAATCCCATCCCCCACATTATCCCCCTGAGCGACATACGCCCCCAAAACGTCCGTTGCTTCATTCATTTCTTTCTTATTCATCAGTCCGCACCTTGTGAATATTTCATAATTCGTAGTTTTTTCTTTTCCTGTACAGGGATGGTTAAAAATGAACTCGCGACGTTCTGGAATACAATGACATATTTAGATCGTCCATCAAGACCCTATTTTCACGGACAAAAGAGAGTGACAACAAAAACACAAATAACAATAAATTCAATGCGTTATTGAAAAGCACTGGATATAAAAAAGTCATTCACATTTTTTCTCTGGTGCAACCCCCTATTTCACTCAGATAGAAGAATCCAGCCAATTTCAGAATTTAATTAATTGCATGTAAAATGGAGCAGCAGAAATCACTGCCGCGACAAAGAATGCATATTTTGTGTAGTGCGCAAGCCCCTATTTAACTTGAGCAGCATTAGAAATCTTTAACAAATGAAAAAACTGCCTAAGCGGATTATTGATGAGTCAGTTTTGAGTCACTGGCGAGGGCAATGGCAGAAACTTTGGTTCTACCTTGTTGTGAGTGTCTTTAAGGGAGGCAGCTATGATGAGTGGCAAAAAACCCGCCGTAGCGGGTTGAGTTATTAGAGTTTTATTAAGCGGCGATTTCAGCTGCATCCACTCAGTAAGTCATCCTAACAAGCTCTTTCTGCACACTGCAGTCACGCGCTATCAAGCCGCGCCCCCTTCTTAGGATTTGACTAAATAGCTGCGCCTAATACCGCTACACTTTTGCCTGACCATGTTTTCCTCCGGGGAATGGGCTGGCGGTTTCCATAAAATGGCGGACCTTTTTCAGTAACTGCCACATTGAGCGGCACTGATGATTACGGGTTATCGTGTCATGAAGTGCCTGCCATAGCCGTTCCACATGATTCACCCACGGCGAGTAAACCGGCTGGTAAATTACCCTGAACTTGGGATTTGCTTTCAACCAGCGCTGTGTTTCGCGGCTTTTATGGATAATGTAGTTATCAACGATCAGCGTGATTGTTTTCGCCCGCCGGTAAGTGGCTTTCAGGTGCTTCAGCAGAGCGATAAACAGCGCTGAACTTTTGCTGTTGCCGCCCACGTAGCTAACTTTACCCGTGCCACTGTGCAGTGCGCCGGCCAGATAGTATTTTTCGTTCTGCCCCGGAGTCACTACCCGTTTCTGCTGTCCGCGCAACTGCCAGTCCGCACCGATTTTAGGATTAAGGTGGATATCCACTTCATCTTCATAAAATACCGGATGCTCTGCGCTGCATTCATCCAGCGCTTTGTGGATTACCGCCATCTTTTCATCTTTATGTGGGTCACGGATACGCAGAGTTGGCGCGGCCCTGCGCCATACAAGCCCCGCAGATGGCAACCAGCGGCGAACGGTTGCTGCATGTAACTGGCAACCGGTTATCTCGTTGATTTTTATTGCCAGTAATTCGGTGCTCCAGCGTGAACGTTGATAACCAAAATCGCCGGGAGAATGCTTTATCAGCTCACGTAACAGGGTGCAGATATGTTCAAAAGGCCAGCGTCGGGAGCGCCCTGCGGGTAAGGATTTCAGGCCTTCAATACCTGAGTGCGTAAACCAGTTAATCCAGCGACCAACGGATGAACGGGCACAACAGAGAGTTCTGGCAACATCGCTGACCCGTTCACCCCGATGAAGCATCAGCATGGCCGTGAGTCTGCGGGCATGATTTTTATCGCGCGTTTTATGAATAGCTTTCTGCATCAGGCGTCGTTCGCCACGGGGTATTGGTGCTATGATCGGCATCGCTCAGTCCGGTTGGTGGTTTTGGTTGGTTTGGCGATTGATCAGATCGCACAATCCGGGCTGAGTTCCCTTTCAGTGATCTACTATTCCGCGCAGCTATTTAGGCTGTACTTTATCGAATCCCGATATACACCTGGGTGGCCAGGCTTAAATTTACATTTCTTAATGGCTTTCTGAGTTTCCCTGAAAAAAACCTCATCGCCCGTTATGTCCACTGAGTAAACATCGCCTTTGTCATTAACCCACGCCGCATAATCGACACTCCCCTCAATCCTCAATGCCTGAGCCTTGACTGGCATCACTGGCGCAGGACAGTTTATGCGAACAGGTACTATTTCTTCTTTTTTTTCAACAGCAAGCACCACGTTTGATAAAAGGACAGCACAAACCAGAAGTAATGATTTTCTCATAAACGATACCAATTGTTGTTTTCCTTGCGTCCAAAGTTCACTAATGCGCATTTTGCATGTAAATCCGGAGGGTGCGGCTCCACTTCGACATAAAAAATCCCCTCTGGTTTGGAGAGGATTATATAACTAAATTACCTTATCGAGAGAGCACAGGCTCCCTATACGTGACTGGAGAAAAGGTAATTAAATTCATCATTCCCGATGAAATAAACATCGAGGAATTCTCCATTTTTTTGCTCAAGTGTTAAAACTTGCCCTTGTGCATAGTTGTTCAACAGTTGATGAGTCGTGCTTGTAATCGGAATTTTGACATCTCTTACAACCACTAACCCACCATTTGACTCCCTCTGAGATACGTCAATGGAAGCAAAGAAGTAGTTCGCATTTGAACCGTGAATTTTCACTTGAGTCTGCATAAAAAGTCCCCTTAATTATTTTTAATTCTTCCAAATTAAACGTTAAAACTAAGCTGCCTTTTTCTTGTAGCACATTTCAGGAAGATTAGCCCTCACCAATGCCTCAGCAAACGGCGGTGGGACGGCGTTGCCGCAGCGTGCCACCTGCTTATCCTTGGCATATTTCACGCCGCGGTAGTCCTGGTCGATGATGTACCACTCGGGGAAGCCCTGCGCCCGGTATAACTCATGCGGCTGCAGCATACGCATACCGATATCAACGATGCGGTACGTTACGCCGTCGATTTCCACCAGCCCGGTACAATCCTCCCCGCAGTATTCCCGCAGGAACGCCAGCGCCTGCTGAGCGCGCTCTTCGTCGTAGTCCTCGACCGCCAGGGTCGTTTTAACCTCTCCCACATGCTGGCCGCCGGCGGTAATCGTTGGCATAGGTTCATCGATGTGCTGGCCGTCTCGACAGGTCCCACGCAGTTTGACCAGGTGAGAAGCTACCACCGCATGATGGTCAACCGTCGTCACCGAGTGAGCCGGTTCATCTAGCCCCACACCGGCGCCCTGATAATTTCCGCCGTAGTGTTTCGCCAGGAACGCCCCAACAACGGCGTGTTTTCCACCACCAGCCACTACGGTACCGAGCGGTTTACCCAGCCCGGGAACTCGAGGTGCCTGACCGGGCCTCTCCCCGTATCCCATTTGAATGAGTGTCGGCACAACCAGCTGCGATTTTCCACCGCCACTGGCAGTGATTGTTGCGCTCGGCTCATCTGCCCGATGGCCGATGCTGTTACCAAACTGGCGCGCGATTACCGGGGCGACGATACAGGCGCGCGACTCTTTCAGGATGGTGTGAGCTGGTTTATCAAGCGGGCGGGGTTTGGCCTGATACTCACTGCCACCATTACCAGCCAGGAACGGTGCCAGCGCTGCCTCAACGGTGCCCAGAGCATGTCCATTACCGCCGGGGCGTTTTGACGTGCCGGCGGTCACCGTCGGTACCGGTTCGGTGACTGGCTGCCCGGTGGCGCCGGTGCGGAATTTTGTCAGGTGTGGAACCGCCACCCCAAAGCCATGGGTTTTGGTAATCGTCTGCAACGGATCCGCCAGCGACTGCCCCCGGAAACAGTCATATTTTCCTTTGGTCGTGGTGTGGTTGCACTTCACGATGAACGGCGAAGCGCTGTCGATGACGAACCGCTGTATGCCGCGGGCAATACGTTTGAGCGTGTTCTCTGCCAACGGCTTTTTGCGGTCGAATATGCTCGGCGCGGGGATAGACCAGTCGATGCATTCCGCAGCTGTGCGCCACGGCGCCAGTTTGCCAGCCAGCACCGCTGGTGATTTCGGATCCCCGTGGGTGGCTTCCGGCCACACTATCGGCTGCCCGTCACGGCGCATAACCATGAAGAAGCGTTTTCGTATTGTCGGGGCGCCGTAGTCACAGGCGCGTAGTTCACGATACTCAACGGTGTACCCCAGCCCTTTTCCCAGCCGGCAGGCATCCTCGCTATCAGACGAAATATTCAGAAATTCGCAGCACTCGAGCAGAGCGGGATGATCTGCCGGAATACCGGTGGTCAGCATGCCGACGAAAGCCTGGAATGTTTCCCCGACGCGTTCCGGGTCTGGCCGCATTTCAGCAGCCAGCAGCGGCCCCCATGTTTTAAACTCTTCGACGTTCTCCAGCATCATCACCCGAGGGCCAACGTCTAGCGCCCAGCGGATGACGATCCATGCCAGGCCCCGAATGGTTTTTTCTACAGGTTTAGCGCCTTTCGCCTTTGAGAAGTGACGGCAGTCCGGCGAGAACCATGCCAGACCGACGCGGCGGCCGGCGGTCGCGAATTTTGGCCTGATAGAGTAGACCGACTCGCAATAATGCAACGTATCCGGGTGGTTCGTAGTGTGCATAGCTACCGCGTTGGGATCGTGGTTTATCGCAATATCCACGCTGCGGCCTATCGCCAGCTCAATACCGGTTGAGGCGCCACCGCCACCAGCAAAGTTATCAACGATGATCTCGCCATTTCTCACGCGTATTTCTCCATGGCACTGGCCAGCGAACGGGCCGCGGCGATGATTGATGGTACCGGCATTTTTTCCAGCCACATGCGGTTGATATGGTGCTGCAATCGGCGCTGGTGATGTGCCGGGAGTTCTCCGGCGCTTTCTACATGAGACAGAACCATTGCAACCTCGGCGGGCCAGACGGTTTCAGGCACATCCACCAGCAACAACTGTTCCAGTTCCAGAATACGTTTGCAGGCATACTGCAGCGATGGTTCCATTTTCTTGTTCATGCCTGCGCTCCTTCTAAAGCAACCGCAATAGCTTCAAAAAAACCATCACGGGTATGATTTGTCATCGCTGGTACGAATGCAGCCATCAACAGCTCCTGATCGCAGTTTTCGTCTTCAGAGAGCATCGCTATTTTTTTATCCAGACGATTCTTTGCGTCATGCAGTTGCTCGTTCTTACTGGCGCGTTGGATGTAGTCCGCAATGATTGCGATCGCTTTGTTCGTCAACTTCACTGTGACTTCACTCATAATTTGCTCCCGATTTTCTCGATCGTTTCCAGCAAAAGCCGACGGCGGGTGTTCTCGGCAAAGTGCCGGCACCCGGTATCTTTGTGGTAAAACTCGTTCTTTCCCACCACCCACATACTTTCCGTCGCGTGAAGCTTTTTACGTTTCGGTCCGTCTCTGGTGATCACAATACCGATATGAGTTTTCTCGATAGTCATAAGGCCTCCCCGCGTGCAACTGTCGGCCTACTCGCGCAGATAGCTTCCTGCACATCCAGAACGCGCTGAAAAACCTGACAACCCAGCAGGCTGTAATTCATACCAACAGCCGTTTTTGGCACCAGGCCAAACCGTTTCATGTCAAAATCGATGATGGCGCGCTGATCGCGGAATAAGCCCAGCCGCCCGTGGCGAACTACTTCGCCGGTAGCTTCCGCATCGAGGAAGTATTTCTGGACAGTGCTACGGCACAAGCCCAGTTTTTTCATTGCGTCGTTGGCTGTCAGGCGCCCCTGATGTTTGGTGATCCGAATAACCGCACGGACGTACTCCCGGCGCTCTGCAACTGACAAAGCTCTAGCCATGGTTGCGCCCTCTTCCCAAACCAAATTTCGCGCGGATTTCCGCAATTTTATTAAGCCCCTGCTCATTGGTTAGCGGTTTCCCACCGAGTAAGGGGATCCGCTTCACTGGTTCCGGAATAATCTCACCTGCGTTCAGGCGGCGTACCATGCGGGAGAGTTCATCCGAAGCTTTCCGACGCAACTCAGCATCACTGAGCGAATTTGCTCGCATGTCGGTATACAACCCAGTGACCATCCAGTAATGCGCGTTGTTTTCCCACGGGTAAGATTCTGCGTCGGGATACTGGCCTCGAGTTCGGCAATAGCGATAAACCATTTCCACCAGTTGGCCGACATCGGGTAGTCCTGCCGCGATGGCTTGCTCAGAACGGCACCATGCGACGAACTGTCCAGGCGACGGCATGAAGGGTTTTTCCTGTTTGCGGGCTACACGCATCCCGGCGTTGATTTGCTCGACCGTGGTGATCCCGTTTTCTTTGAACGCAAGGAGCCACTGCCGACGCATTTCGTTGAAGTCTTCCAGGGATTTACTGGCCAGTGCAGGAAACACCGCGAGCAACTGCCGAAACAGCTCGTTGAATACCTCAGCCGTTTTTGTCGCCTGATGTGCAAAGCTCTGCGCATCCTGCTGTTCTGGCATTCCGGCGGCGATACGTTGGAAGTTCTTCCGATCGAAGTTATGCATGCTTTCAGCGATAGATTTCATTCGAGTACCCCATCGATCCAGTCGGTATTGTCCAGCGCACTGGCGCCGGATTTGGCTTTTGATGGACCTGGTCTACGAAGACGTTTGGTCGCGAGCTTATCCCACTTCTTGCGAAGGTTTGATGGGCTGAGGATATTTTCCTTCCAGAATTCGTCTTCGTTGGCCCATTTGAACAACTCGCAGATTTCGTAGTGACTGCGATTGTCCTGCAGGCGCATCAGGCGGATGGTGTTTGCCCACTCAACCCAGTTAGGTTCTGACAGGGAGGCGTTGACAGTGGTGACCTTGTCGAAAATCCAGCGAGCGGCCTTCAGGTCGTCAGCAGTTCCCCATGACTTTCCAGCGGGGGTGTAAATTCCGCCCGCAGCTTCAGGATGGCGAGAGAGAAATTTTTGAGTTTTCTCGTTTCGGGATTCTTCAGAATTCCGAGACGAAGATCTTTTAATATTGTTTTTGTTATAGTCTTGGGTGTCTACCGTTTCCGGGAAGGTTTTTTCCGATTCCGGGAAGGAAATTCCCGTTTTCGGGAAGAGTTTTCCCGTTTTCGGTTTGTCTAAAATCCAGGCAGATAGCTCAGTATTTATCCCGACAGTTTTCATCACTCCATGCTTATGACTGAAGATTATTTCCCGCGCAGCGAGGAGCTTAATTGCATCAGAAACGTGCGAGTCACTCAGTCCTGTTAACTCAGAAATTACCGTGTTTGTTACACGGTCACTTTTCTTGTTCCAGCCGTAGGTAAGCCAGATCACCGCCTCAAGGCACTGCCACTCTCGGCCAGACATGCGAAGCCGCGGCTTGAGTTTTTGTATCTCATTGGCGATTCTGGTGTAGCCATTGGACAGGTCGGCCATGCGACCTCCCGTTAGTTCGGTATTGATTGGAAAATTGATAACTTCAGCGGTATTTGACATACTTAATCCCGTGAATTGCCCAAATTGATTCACTCGAAGACCGGCTGTGTTCGAGCACAACGGTCTTCACCCTTTCAGAACAACCCTGCCTGATTACTTCCCTTTCGCACCGCGCGCTTAGCTTCGCGCCGTTCAGCTGTGCTGGTTTGTTTCTCTGCCCATAACTTTGCGTATCGCATAACATCGTCAAACATCCCCCCTTTACGACTTGCCTGTGACATACGCTTGTACATATCGACCGCCTGGTATGCCCCCCCCTGAGCCACTGCCTGCGTGAATCCCTGCCGAAGCAGCTCTTCGCGGACGTTCTTCTCAATGAATTCGATATGGTTCATGGCTCCCCTCTTACATCGCGCCGAGCATCGAGGTCACAATGGCCATCAGTGGCGCCGTCAACTCCGGATCTACCCGGAACATCTCGACAATTCCCTCACTGAGTTCTTTCAGTTTTTGATGGCGTGGAGCTCCCATAGCAACAGCCACCTTTGCTTCGCTAGTCTCTTTCTCCAGACGAGCCAGACGAGACATAAAATTGTCTTCGGGTAGAAGGCGGTGACGGTATTCCAGAGGAAGAACGGCCAGAATGGCAGGTGTCAGTTGGCGCACATGCTCGCGGTACTTTTCCGATTCGGCCGGGTTATCCAGATAGCGGAAAAGCTTCTGCCGCGCCCGGCTGAGGTCTTCAGGAAAATCGATACCCTCGCCGCCCTGCTGGCGCCACTCTTCGATGATGTATGCGGAGACAACATCCTGTCCGGCAACCGATGCCCAGGCACGAACGGCAGAACGAATGTTGTCATGCTCAGCCACTCTCGGCTGATTTCGCTTTATCAGAGCGCCGGCGTTGAATCCGGTACTTTGTTGAAAAGAAAGAGTGTGCATGGTTAGCCTCCCAACTCTTGCGAAGACAAACCATCATTGGGGTTCGGATAGAGATCCGGGCGAAGTTCGTGCGGGGTGACGCCTGTTGCGTGAAAAATCGGGAAAACCCGCCCTTGCGGCACAACACCGGCATGACGATGTTTCCAATGACTAACTGTCATTGACGAAACATCTAATTTTTCTGCCAGCTTTGTTGCGTCTCCGGCGATATGTATGGCTTTTTCAAGTGCGTTCATAAACCACTCCATTAAGGTTGCCTTATGAATTAAACATTATGTTTATTTTAATGTCAACTTTATGAATGTTGTAGGCGTAAACATTTAGTTTAAAATCGTGATATATGAGAAAAAATACGCACCAAGCAGATAACCCGCAGGTACAGCGGCTTAACGAAATCATCGAGCAAAAGCGCATATCTAAAGCGGATATAGCGAGGATTTGCGGTGTGAGCTCCCAATCGGTTAACAACTGGTTTGTCAGAGGAGCGATCGGGAAGAGTTCTGCAATAAAACTGGCTGACGCACTAGGCGTAAGTCTTGAGTGGGTGTTAGGCCAGGATGTGGATTCCAAAGATGGCTTGAGACCAGACGAGCGGAGACTCCTAGAGCTCTATAACCAGCTGCCTAACGAAGAAGAGCAGCAGAACATGTTACGGATCGTATCTCTGCGGCTGAAGGAGCTCGACGAACTGTACGCGAAGTACATGGGTCGGCGGATTAAGGGTGATGTTGAGTAAGTGGACTATTCCGCACTGTAAAGCGCCCTCTTACTTATGATGAAGTCTCAACATTTAATGATATGAAATATAAAATTTTTTCTATTGAGTCAGTGTTTTCTTTCGTGTGTTAGTTGAAGGAACTATGTATGGAAGAGCGTGGGAATTATTTAATCGAGCCAATTCAAGAGATAGGTTCAGGCGGATTTGGCCTGGTAGAAAAAATAAGGCTGTACAACTCACAAAAGCATGAATGTGGATTGTATGCGCGAAAAATTCTACGCCCGGACGCCTCGGACCCCGAGCTCTTCGCAAGATTCGAGCGAGAAGTAAGATATCAGACTGAATGCCTACACACCAATATTGTGCAGATATTTATATGTCATCTTCATAATGATCGTCCCTGGTTCGTTATGGAGCTTGCTGAGTCTAACCTTGAAGAGGAACTTAAAAATAGAACCATTTCTAATGATGAAAAAATATCAATAGTCAAAATGGTATTGAATGCAGTTGGGTTGATTCATAAGAAGGGTTATCTTCACCGTGACATTAAACCATTAAATGTTCTAAAGTTTCGTGATGGAACGTACAAACTTTCAGACTTTGGTTTGGCAAAAAATGTAGCACCAGACGCCAACACCCAACTCTTAACCCAAATCGGTCAGTATCCCGCAACCCCAAAATATTTTGATTACAATGTATTCCTAAATGGTTATTCTAACCAGTCAGATATTTATTCTATAGGCGTACTGATAGAAGACTTAAGCATAGATGGATTTGATGATATAGTAACCAAATGTACACATCGACAGCTTAATAAAAGATTTCTAACTGTAGAGCAGATCATTGAAGAATTGGAGATGAAGCGCTCATGATTAGCATCCTATCATCATCAATTTTTTCCTTGCCAAAAAACAAAGACAGGGAAAATCAAGATAGCGTCCTTCACCCTACCCAAACATCAGGGGGTTATCTGATGGCGATAGCTGATGGGGTTGGTGGATACAAAGGCGGTAAAGAAGCATCGGAGACTGTAATAAAGCATCTCCACTCATTAGATATAATCAATAACGATGATGTTCTTTCGGTTTTTAATCATCTAAAAAATGCAGTTGCTTCGTTATCTAAAGTAGATGAGACTCTATCATCTGCGGCAACTACCTTGACATTATGTTTCCTCCATGAGAATGGTTTAACTATTGGTCACATTGGAGATTGCCGCGTCTATTTAAAAGATGGAACAAAACTACGTCAAGTAACAACCGATCACACTCAGCATCAAATGTTAATTGATAGCGGTATATATACAGCTAAAGAGCTTAAAAACGCCAAAGGAAAAAACGTCATAACAACTGCGATATCGGCAAAAATTCCGCTTAACCAGCAAATTCTAAACATTCATAAAAATGAACTTCCCTTAGAAGATGGGATATTGTCGATGTTTATTATGTCCGATGGCGCTCATAATTTTTGGGAACAGCGCCCCCGCTTTTCTATTAACACGCTATCTGCATCGTCAAGGTTTGCTGCAAGTCTTATCAAAAGAATCGAGACTAAAGGCCCCGCAGATGACTACTCGTTAATCGCTGTGAACATAAAATTTTCATAACCTGACCCGGCCACCGAGCCGGGTTTTTATTGCCCTACTCTTCCAGCATCTTCACAGCCAGTTCCATTACCTGAATCTGATCCAAGTCCCACTTATCAATCCCCTTTGCAATCTCCGTTCTTATCACGTCAGCTATGGCTACCCGCCTGGTTTCGTGACCTTCGGCGATCATGGCAAACACGACATCCCCAACGATACGACACATCTCCTGATAGCGCAGTTGCGCGGCTTCTTCGTAGTCCATACCAGTCACCCTATTTGATGTTTTTGTGAGCATACCACATGTATGAAAAACACACTGCCGACGTCCGCACACTTCGCATGAGTAAACTTTTTGTTTATCTAAAACAACTCATTTAGTTGACACAATAATAAACATTGTGTTTAATTAATTCATCGCAACAAACCACCCAGGCAGGACGCCCACGAAGTAGCGGCCCGGCGCATAAGAAGACCGGGATGAGGTGGATTTATCAATGCGCAGTAGGTCTTTAACGTTCCGCTGGCCGGCGACAAGGCAAGGTGAAGAGATGATCCGAGAAGAAGACAAGCCTGCATGGCGTAATTTTTGGTTAAAGGTCGTTCCGTTTTTGGTTGCAGTCTTGTGGTTAAGCGTTCAGTGCTGGGGTGGCAAATGAGCAGAAATACAGGCGGGCAAGCTTTCCCACGTCAGCAGTGGGAATACGACGGTCAAAACAACGTTCTGCAGTATCAGGAAGAAGGCATGACGCTGCGGGATTATTTCGCTGCTAAAGCTCTCTCTGGTTGGCTGGCAAGTTATCCAGAGTCGAACTTTCACCCAGTGGCTGCTGGCAATGCAGATGAGGTAGCGAAGCAAGCATACATGTTGGCAGACGCAATGCTGAAAGCGCGGGAGGCTATATGAGCAGGAATGGCATTCGCTCACTGGTTATTGCGCTGGCCATCGGTTTGATTTTCTGGGTAGGCGTGACTGTAGAAATTATGCATTTCACGGGGGTGTTCAATGGCTAAGTCAATTCCAAACAACGGACGCGCAGTGATGATGCGTAACGCTAAAACTGGCGCCACCTGGAAGGTATCTCACGACTACCTGAAAGAAACCTTCTGGTACGAGCCGCAGGGAAACCTACGCCATATTCGCCAGTCATTTGAAGCACGTGAACTGATGCCAAATTTGGTTCCGGCAGGTACCCACTGATGAACACAATGTTCGCACTGGTGATAACCGTCGGCATGCTCATTGGCGGGAATCAGGATGTTTTGCTGGGCGTTTATGACAGCGAAAAGGAATGCAAGGCCGCAGCTGTTGAGCAGGGAGTGAAAGGTGAATGTCTGCCACTGAAAGGGGTACTGGCTGAGCACCCTGCCGGATTCACAGCGCAAATGTAGGAGGAGTTATGCAGAAGAAATGCGCGTACTGCCGCAAGCCGATCGAGGAAGGGAAAGAAGTGAAAATGACCATCCTCATCATTCACGGTTCGCAACTCGCACCACGCGAAAGAACGTATTGCTCAAAACGTTGTGGCGAATATGACGCCATGGCTAACGAGGCATAACGTAAAACCCGCCGAAGCGGGCTGTACGTCCGGTGCCACCGACCAAAGTTACACCGGAAATTACCAAAACCAATGAATACCCGATGGGCGCTATCAATGGCCCGTGGATTCTAACATCCAAAATTGAGGCTACGACATGGAATTTTTTAATCTGATAAAAGCCACTCAAAAATCAGGTAAGCCTGACGGCGTTATATGGCGCACCGCGAAATCTGAAGCTCGCGCTAATCTGCAGCTTGAAGTCGATCTGGAAGATGCCGGAATCGAAACGGGCCGCGGCCATGACTACAATAAGCCGATACGTACCGATTTTCCGGTATTCAACGACCTGCCGGCTGAAGGCGTGCTTGATTTCGAATGGTGCGCACGTTACGAACTCGCCGACGACGGCCGCACCTGGCAACTGAAGGCGGGCGCCGTTCCTGCCGATGGGCTTCACCAGGAAGAATCGACCTCTGGCAATGAGGCCATCATCGTTGATGGTGTCGATACGTCGACAGGTGAAGTTCTGGATTTCCAGCCCGGCACCGGTAATGGCGATATCACCGAGGACGACAATCAAAACACTCATTATCCCGTCGTGTCTCTTCAGCTTCCTTTCCGCATCATCGCGCAGTACCTGAGCGACACCCTGACTCACCATGTCAGCCTTGCGCAGCGTGCGAAGATAGCCGATATGGAGATGAATACCGACGATAGCTATGTTCAGAACCTGCTGCTGGCAGCGCGTAATATCCCCGAATTAGACAAGCTGGACACAGCCAATTTGTGGCGAATGACGGACGCCGTAAAAAAAGTCTTCCCGGTCGACAAACGCACTGAATTCGGCGTGCTGCTTAAATTTCTGAAACTCTGGATAGAGACCCCGCATATTGATCGCGGTCTACTGGTAAAAGAGTGGGCGGCAGGAAACCGGACATCACATATTCAGCGTACCGACGCGGGTGCGAACGCTGGCGGCGGCATCGCTACGGATCGCAACCCGGATTATGAGCATACGCTGGATACTCTGGATCAGGAGATTGCACTGGCCACGCTGCCGATGGATTTCGACATCTACGATTTCCCGGTTTCAATTCATCGTCGCGCAAAAGACATTATCAAAGCCAAAGAAAGCCCGTGGAAAGAGTGGTCGGCAGCGCTGCGCAGCACGCCAGGTATTCTGGATTATTCCCGCGCATCGATTTTTGCGCTGATCCGCGGCGCGCATGCTGACGTCCATCATTTCCCGACCAGCCTCCGGACGTACATCAACGCGAATCTGACGGAGTCTCAACACGACAAGCCGAAGGCTGAAACTGTAAATGCTGCGCGTCACTCGCCAGAAAGTAACGCCGCTGATGATGTTGGTCGCCAGCTCGCTGCTGATCGTGGTGAATATGTTGAAGGTATCAGCGACCCCAACGATCCAAAATGGGTACGTGAGGACCTGACAAAAACACAGCAACCGCAAGTCGCCAACCTTGGCGCCGGCGTATTCTCCATTGAAGGCCTGATGGCCTCTCCTGCCCCAACCAGCATCAAAGAAGAGGCCACCAGCAATGTGCAGATGGAAGCGACTCAGCAGGTCGAAGACGAAGTTGATAATGCGATATCAGCAGGCGAAGGCGCTGATGCAGCTGCTCCGCAAACAGATACCGTAAATATGCGCGAGATTCTGGCAGAACGCTGTCCGGATCTGACCGCTGCTGTGCTGAGAGAGCAGACTCCAGAAACCGGTGTAGCCGACATTGTTGAAACCACCACATCCAGCGATGTAAACCAAAATAGCGATTTTGCTGCCCCAAATGCTCCAGATGTAAACCATTCTGAGCCAGAACTTGCTGATAACGAACCAGATGTTAAACCGGTATGGCCTGAATATTTTGAGCCGGGTCGATATGAAGGCGTACCTAATGAGGCATACCACGCCGCTAACGGTATCAGCTCGACGATGGTTAAAGATGCCCGGGTATCGCTGATGTATTTCGAAGCCCGCCACGTCTCGAAAACCATCCAGAAGGCGCGTTCCCCAGTCCTGGATATGGGCAACCTGGTGCATGCGCTGGCGCTGCAGCCCGACGACCTGGAGAAAGAGTTCAGCATTGAACCGGTTATACCGGAAGGCGCATTCACCACCACGGCGACGATTCGTGAATTTATTGATGCACATAATGCGAGCCTGGCGCCGCAGTTGAGCAGTGACGATATCAAAGCGCTGCTGGAAGCCCACAACGCCACCCTGCCCGCTCCTGTATCGCTTGGCGGCGACAAAGATGCAGTTGGCATTGCATATCTGGAATTACCTGAAGAGTTTAAACGAATCGTTGGTGACGATAAGAACTTCACCGCAACGGCAATGAAAGCCTGCATCAAAGAATATAACGCCACCCTGCCTGCGCCGGTGAAAACCAGTGGCAGCCGCGATGCCCTGCTGGAGCAGTTGGCAATCATTAACCCTGACCTGGTCGCACAAGAAGCCCAGAAGCCGCAACCGCTGAAAGTTTCCGGCACCAAAACGGACCTCATTCAGGTTGTGAAATCGGTTAAGCCGGATGCCGTGTTTGCCGACGAACTGCTGGATGCATGGCGTGAAAACCCGGAAGGAAAAGTCCTGGTTACCCGTCAGCAATTGAGTACCGCGCTGGCCATTCAGAAAGCGCTGCTGAATCACCCGACCGCCGGGAAGCTGCTGAAGCATCCAAGCCGCGCCGTCGAGGTGAGCTATTTCGGTATTGATGAGGAAACTGGCCTGGAAATCCGTGTGCGCCCTGACCTTGAGATCGATATGGGCGGCCTACGCATCGGCTCGGACCTAAAAACCATCAGCATGTGGAACATCAAGCAAGAAGGCCTGCGCGCGAAGCTGCACCGTGAAATCACCGAGCGTGACTACCACCTCAGCGCAGCGATGTACTGCGAGACCGCAGCACTCGACCAGTTCTTCTGGATTTTCGTCAACAAAGACGAGAACTACCACTGGATCGCCATCATCGAGGCATCGGCCGAATTGCTGGAGCTCGGCATGCTGGAATACCGCAAAGCGATGCGCGCCATAGCTCACGGGTTCGACACTGGCGAATGGCCGGCGCCGATCACCGAAGACTACGCCGAAGAACTTAACGATTTTGATGTGCGCCGTCTCGAAGCGCTGCGCGTACAGGCTTAAGGGGGAAATAACGATGTCCAATTTAGTCGCCTCAACCGACAACCAGATTCAAAGAATCGACAACGTCTCTATCCTGACAAATGCCGAATTATTCAACCGCCTTCTGAAAATCTCAGAAGTGATGGCTAATAGTGGAAATTTTGTCCCCGAACATTACCGCGGCAAACCCGATGCCTGCATGGCCGTAGTAATGCAGGCAGCGCGCTGGAACATGGACCCATTCGCGGTTGCACAGAAAACCTTCATCGTGGGTAACTCAGGTGTGCTTGGCTATGAGGCTCAACTGGTGAATGCGGTAATTAACACCATGGCTCCAACCAAAGACCGGATCCATTTTGAATGGTTTGGTGCGTGGGAAAATATCGTTGGCCGCTTCGTTAAAAAAACGAGTGGCAAGGGCAACGATTACATCGCTCCAGGCTGGGATTTGAAAGATGAAGCTGGTGTTGGCGTTCGCGCATGGGCAACGCTGAAAGGAGAAGATGAAGCGCGCGAGCTGGTCCTGATGCTTTCACAGGCACAAGTCCGCAATTCAACGCTGTGGGCGAGCGACCCCCGACAGCAACTAGCCTATCTCGCCGTTAAACGCTGGGCGCGGCTGTACTGCCCTGATGTGATTCTCGGCGTTTATACCGCGGATGAAATTGACGAACGCGAGGAAAAGATAATTAACCCCGCTCAGGCTGAAAAAATCACGCTGAATGAGATCACCAGCACGGTAGGTGCTACAGCCAGTGCGCAGGAGTCGGGAACTAACGTTGATACTGCTGCCGACGAAATACGCGATCGTATTGATGCAGCAAGCTCTGTTGATCAGGCCAAAGCTATCCGCGCAGATATCGAATCGCAGAAAGCGTTGCTGGGGACTGCCCTGTTCACTGAACTGAAAAATAAGGCAGTAAAGCGCTACTACCTGGTCGATGCTCGCAACAAGGTTGAAGCCGCGATCAATTCCGTTCCTAACCCCGGCGAACCGGAGGCGGAAGAGTTGTTTGCTAAAGCGGAAGGCACACTCACCGCCGCGAAACGCCATCTCGGTGATGAACTGTATGACCAGTTCCGCATCACCCTGGACGACATGAAACCGGAATACGTGGGCTAAGGGAGGCGGGAGGGTCCTCCCTCCCGGTCATGATATGAGTCAATTAATTAACGATGAACTGAAAGTTGTCGTAGTGGTTCAGTTCAATAAAGGCGAAGCCCTGGTACTAAACCGCCCTGTTAACTTCACCTACGAGCAAGTTGGCAATGACTACATCGGCACCGATGGCCCATTCACCCGTGCGCTTTATTACTCTCCCGCAAGCGCTGCATTTCGTGCTTTCGCCGGGAGTGAACTGACCCTGATGATGACAAATGGTTCTGTACGGAAAATTAAAGATCACTGGTGGTCAGGAGTTCCGTCTGGTCATCGCGATGTGGCTGTGGGTGACATTGAATCACTAAAGAAATTCTACGTCTTCGGGAGTGCCTCCATTCGGGATGAAGACCTACAGGCTCTTCGTGAGTCCTATACCGGTTGCGTGTACCCGTATTGGGATTATGAAAAGGTGATCAAGTTCGACGATATGCGGCGCGATCTCCACAGAAAACTTTTCCATGAAGAGCGGCGTGTAAAAGCGTTAATCGCAGCGGTTAAGAGAAAGCATAAGGCATTGGTGGAAGCTGAAACTCAGGAGAGCGCAGCATGAGCCTAAAACACCGTCTACCTGAACTCGAAGCCAGCATTGACCCAGCCGCTTTGCGCGCAGCAGCCGATGAGTATTCCGATCTTCTGCTAACTCTCTGCATTTGCATGAAGATGGCTGGCCCCACCCGGACGAATGTACGCGCCTGCGCCACCGAGCTTAAAAGGCGCCTGACAACCTGGCACAGCCAGAAAGAACTCAACGCCATTCTGGCTAGTTGGGATCCGGTTGGCTATGTCCTCGGCCTGCGCCGCGAAGCGAACGACAACGCCCGCGCTGCCGGCGATCCCGTTGACGTCTTTGTGTGAGGTGAACATGCGATTGATAAACCGAAGCAAGCAATCCCCTCTCGGCCGCCAGGCATGCGATGCGGCGCTGGCTAAGCACGTCGAGCTCTACGGCGATTATGGCCGCCAGAAAACGAAGCGGACATATACCGTCATTGTTCAGGGCTCAAAAATCACCGTTGAAGTCGTTAACAGGAAATGTAGTTACGTGGCCACAGCCATGAACTGCGCCCGTAGACTTCGAAACCTGCCTCGCCAGGCGCTCATTTGAACAGTTAAATATGCTGCGCGCCCAGCGCGCGGCTTGAGTAAGGAGTGGGGTTATGAATCAGACATCGCAAACTACCTATATCATCGCAGATCCTGGCGAGTGGGTTTCCGAAGAACAGATAATGGCACTTAAAGGGCTGAAAGAAGGCACTTTAAAAAACGCCAGGAAGAAGAGCTTTCTGGAGGGGCGCGAATACAAGCATGTTTCCGCTGACGGGGAGCCATTTGATAACAGTCCCTGCTTCTACAACATAAAGGCTATCGACCGTTGGATCGCCAGCCAGCGTCCGGCAAAGCCAAGCCGTAAGACTTCTGCGAAACCAGAAGAAAACTGATTAAATACTCTGACCATTAACCAACGAGGAATCGTTATGAAATACCCAACTGGAGTGGAGAACCATGGCGGAACGCTGCGGATCTGGTTTATCTACAAGGGGGTCAGAGTGCGTGAAAGTCTGGGGGTGCCTGACACCCCCAAAAACAGAAAAACAGCTGGAGAGCTGAGAACATCTATCTGCTATGCAATTAAAACCGGTAATTTTAATTACGCTGAGCAGTTCCCGGACTCATCAAATCTCGCCAAGTTCGGGGAGGCTACCCAGAATCTCACTCTGAAAGAGCTGGCCGATCGCTTCCTGGCGCTGAAAGAAACGGAGGTTGCTGGCACCTCCATTAATACCTATCGGACAATCATCAAAAACGTCCTGGCTGTGGCCGGAAACAACATACTGGCATCAGCAGTCAACAAAGAGAAATTGCTGGAAATCCGCAAAGAGCTCCTGACCGGGCATCATTTACCACGGCCACAGTATGAGGTTAAAGAACCAGGACGATCGGCGGTAACAGTCAACAACTACATGACGAACTTGTTCGCCATTTTTCAGTTTGGGCTGGAAAATGGCTATATCGAAGAAAACCCCTTTAAAGGTATATCGCCTCTTCGCGAGGAACGAGTAAAACCGGACCCGCTATCAAGAGAAGAGTTTCTTCGCCTGATTGATGCCTGTCGGCACCTTCAGACGAAAAACATGATGTCCGTTGCTGTTTACACCGGCATCAGACCCGGGGAGTTGTGCGCCCTATCATGGGAGGATATAGATCTGAAGGCCGGTACAATGATGATCAGGAGAAATTTTGCCAAAGGCGAGTTTACCGTGCCGAAAACACAGGCGGGTACAAACCGGGTAATCCACTTAATTGAACCGGCGATTCAGGCGTTAAGAAGCCAGGCGGAATTAACAAGACTTGGAAAAGAACATTCAGTAAAAGTGAAACTGCGTGAGTATGGTCGTACTGACACGCAAAAATGCACCTTTGTTTTTCTGCCCAGCGTTACAGCCAGAACATTACGCTATGGTGATCACTTCACTGTCGACTCAATAAGGCAGACCTGGGATACCGCGGTCAAGAGAGCTGGCATCCGGCATCGGAAATCATATCAGACACGACACACATATGCGTGCTGGTCACTGACTGCCGGGGCGAATCCTTCTTTTATCGCATCGCAAATGGGCCACGCTGATGCTCAGATGCTTTTTCAGGTTTACGGTAAATGGATGAGTGAGAATAACGACGCCCAGATCGCAATACTGAACTCGAAACTGAGCTCATTTGCCCCACTGGTGCCCCATGAAATTTTAAAGACTGGATAAAGTTATTTAAATTCATGTTGTTGTAATCTATAAACCTGCAAATCCATAAACTCCAGAGCGGTCCCTAACCACCCAGACACAGCCGCACGGATGAGATCGGCCGTTGTTCTCTCATTATTTACTGTAGTCATCAT